TCAAACTTTTCTTCTAACTTCTTCGACTAAGGCAAGAATTTCTATTTCATCAATAAAATATGTGCGCGGCTCGAAACGCGGGTTTGCGCCGAACAGCGTCAGCGTTCCGTCGTGGTTGAGCTTTATCATTTTTGCAATTTGCTCACCGGTCACCCGCAGATAAATAACGCAAACCTTATTCGGCTTGACTTCGGAAAGCTCGAAATTTGTCCGACAAGTCAGTAAATTGCCGTCATAAATACCGATTCCTTCGAGCGAATCGCCGGAAACTTCATACTCGGCGAATTTATCAAAGGCGCGGGCGTTTTTCGGAAGCGGAATCCATTTGCGCTCGCTGCGCGGAACAAAAGGAACAACCCTGCCCGCGCCGATTTGACCAAAATTGACCGCCTCGACGTAGTAAGATTTTAAGAGTTTGTGAGAGTTCATAAAATTTATTTATCTTTGAGATAATCCGGCTGGTTGCCGCCAAGTAATTTCCAAATTGTTTCCGCTTCGTTATCTTTAACGGTTTTTTTATGCCCGCCTTCAAAATAAATGGTTACATTGCTATCTGCGTCTTTTTCAAACGCGACGACTTTCGGTTTATCGAATACAAAATCTCCGACTCTGAACATAATTTCATCCTGCTTTTTTAATTTTCTTTTTCGCGTCGTTCACTTTTCCGCCTTCGCCCGCTTCGGTCATTTCCTGCGGACGGAGTTTATTTTGAACTTTCGGCTTGCCGTTAGTGATTGCTTTTTCTTCGTCTTCAGTTAATTTCAAAAGTCCGTCTTGTTTGTAGAGAGATAAGCCGCGCATAGCCAACTCTCGCAAAACATAGCTCATCGAGCGGTCTTCTTTTCCGCAAATTTCAGAAAGCGCATCGAATTCGGCTTGACTGACTTTTGAGCCGATAACGACTTCTTTCTTACCTTGCAAGATAGGCATAAATACTTTTACCAAGTTATCCATAATTTTTCACCGTTTAATTTGTTAACCAATCGTTGACAGGTTAACCTTTCGTTATTTACAATAAATTTGCTATGGAACAAAAAAAGAAAAAAGAAACTTTGGTTTTGGTGGGCGCGAAAATTCCCGTTCAATTAAAGTCCACTATTGAACGAAAAGCGGAAAGCGAAGAACGGTCTGTATCTCAGACAATATCTAGGCTTTTAGCTTCGCACCCGGAATTAAAAAGGATTCTTAAAAAACCATTGGCTTTACAGTCATAACGGGAGAAAAAGGCAATGTCCAAATTCATAAAAATAAATAACGCGGTGACCATTGACCGCAATGGAAACGAAGAAACATTTGAATTTTTGTTAATTGACTTGGCTTCCGTATCGTCTGTAATTCTCGGTGAGTCAATTCTAAACGTCTGTCTAAAGAGCGGCGGAGCATATGGTTTTCGCGTAGATAAACACCCGAAACTCGTCGCGTTTTTTGCCGACACACTGCCGGAAGGCGGCGAAAATCTTTCGGCGATTGATTTATCCGAAACCGAAAAAACAATGCCGGAAAAATAATTTGCGTTTCTCTCTTTTTTTTACTTGACAGGTTAACCTTGTTAACTTATTATTTAATTGCTAAGTTAACTTTGTTAACATAATTCAATTAAAAAGAGAGGTCAAAAGATGTCAGCTACCACAATCGAAAAGCTAAAACAACAAGTTAAAGGAATGGAAAACAACCGTCCTTTAATCACAGACAAAAAACTTCTTCAAACTGCCTTCGCGCAGGAAATCGCAACGGCTGTCTGCTTCGAGGATGAAGAATCCGGCTCAAGAATGTACGCCGCGCTTGAAAAAGCAATGAAGAACATCGAAACCAACAAAACCATTCATTTCGGCGGCGGCGTTTTATCATTCGTGTCGCAAGACTCAAACAAGCAACGGGTTGTAACAAAATCTGGCTGCTCGAATTTTTGCGATTGCGGAAATCAATACAGTTACCATCGGGCGACTTTTGCAATTCTTGGCAGATATTTCGCCCTCGCGCCGCCTGCGGAAATTAAACCCGAAAACGCGCCGTATTTTTCCGGTGGCTACACCAAAGCAGTAAAAAGAGAAAAAATTGGAGGCGTTTTTGTCTAATGCCTGAAAACAAATATACACAGCGCGAAAGGTTTTGGGCGTATGCCGATAAAAGCAAAGGTGAAGATAGTTGCTGGGAATGGAATGGCTTCATATTGCCGAACGGATACGGGAGCGCGAAATACAAAATTAACGGCAAATTTTGGCGTTACCCTCACCGAATTTCTTACTACTTCACTTTTGGGGTTGACCCTAAAAAATTATTTGTTTGCCACAAATGCGATAACCGAAAATGTATCAACCCAAATCATTTGTTTCTCGGAACTCAAGCCGAAAACTTGGCTGATATGAGAGCAAAAGGTCGAGCGAATTATCAAAATTCCACATTCGTCCAAAATGCTAAAAAGAATTTCAGAAAGTTTTGCGGGAAATTTACTGCAAAACTTTACGAAGAACGCAAAGTCGAAAACATCGGCGGCGTTAGATATTGAAATTCGCAAGGGCGTCGGTAGTATTTCGGCAATCGCCAAAAACGTGCCTTGACCTTTTTAGGCTTGGATTACCAGAAGGCGGAAATACGAAGCGAGTGTGAAGGGATGCCCACAATGGCAGAGCAGATAAGGCTGCTCAAAAGTAAAACCCACTTGTAAAAGCCGCAAAGTGAGCGGTAAAAGCGGTTTGACGGCGGGGAAGTTACAGACCCGCATAAATTTTATGTCGATTATCACAGCCAGAGACACTTTCAAGGAAACGGTTTTAACCCGTAACACAAGTTGTAACGCTTGCCATAGCTCGCTTTACACAGGTCAAACGGTGCTGTCAAAGCCGTATTTAAACCCGAACAATAAAGCGCAAACCGCGCACGTCGTTCTCTGTAATGACGATTGCTGGCAGACATTCGACCATAATTTTTGGGTTTCGCGTCCGCAGTCGAGAGCGCATAAGAAATTTAAACGTGAGTTGCAAAAATACGAATTCAAAACTACCACAATCACTGAGCGGAAAAATGAATTGAAAGAGCTTGACCGCCTTATTTGCGGAGACATTGAAGCCGAAACCGAGACTTTAAAGATATGAACGACCAGCCAAAACTAATTTACCGGCGCGGCGCGATTCTCCAGCATTTCGGAGTCAGTAACTACACGCTTGCCCGAATGATAAAAGCTGGAATTCTGACGGCAGGACGCAAATTCACCGGCAGTTCAAAACAGTATTGGACGCGAAACGATATTCGCCGCGCCGACCGAAGGCTCGAAGAAGCCAACGCGCCGCGCATCTTGCCGCCGGGCGCGAACCGGACAAAAGGTTTAACCGAAAAACAAAAACAAAGAGCGCGGGCGGCGCAGATTTAAGGAGAAAAATGACGCAAATCAAAACATCGGAAACAAAAATTAAAGACACCTGCGACCAGCTAATTGCTTGGGGATTCTGTTGCAACGCGCCCGCTAAGTTTCTGGTAATAAGGCTCGGCTCAACCGAATACGCAATTATGTGCGAACAGCACCGCCGCAGTTTTGAGCGGGAATACCCGCACGAGTTTGTCGAGTATCACGGTTACAGCGCGGAACTCGTCCGCCGTCTCGCCGATGAAGCGGACATACGAAACGGAAACTTCGCGGCGGTTCTCGATGAATCCTACGGCGAACACAACATTTACCGCTAACAATTTAAGGAGAAAAAATATGGGCTGCTTATTATCTGACGACGAAACAACACCTGACGACAAATTATCTTACGAAATCGCCTCCGGCGTCCGAACCGCTATAACCATCTGCGCGATTACTTTCTGTATCGCAATGTTCGCCGCCTCGATTATCTACGGAAACCGCGACGTGCTGCACTTTTTAAGGAGTTTTTAATAGGAGAAAACTGATGATTACTGAACACAGCGTTATAAATTCGCAAGAAACCAAATACGCCGCCAGAGTTTGGCGAACGCACATTCTTAAAGCCGAAGCCGAAAAGGAAATCAAGAAAATTCTTCAGGCGTTCGTGCCTGAAGGCTTTGAAGTCAAAATCAACGAAGGTAATGCGGTTGTAGGACAAGAAACACAACACAAGTTTCACGGCATCTTGCGAGCCAATCCGAACGGCGTGAGAGCTAATTCAGACGCACATTTTTTCGTGCAAGCCGACACGCGAGCCGCAATTTACGCCAAATTACTGGCGGTTATTTTAGAAAATAAAGGATTTTTCCCACTGACCTAAGTATGAATTTACCAAAATTCGCGCAACGGATTATTTACAGATTTGCCGCCGCTTTCGACCGATTTTTCGGCTTGAAATAAAGGCGTGAGGATGAGGATAAAGAATAAATATATGAACGAACAAAAATGGATTGATGTTAAAGACGGATTGCCCGAAGCGAAAGAGGGCTGGGAACATTCCAAACAGGTTTTGGTGCATTACGACGGAATACCAAACGAGAAAGTCGAGTGCTACAGCATTGCTTATTACCATTACAATCCGCCGTTTAGAAAAGCCGGATGGATAGATTTTAATAGCACTCGATTTCCGACACATTGGCTGCCCATTCCGCCGCTAAAAAACGAGGAAGAAAAATGAAGGAAATTATCTTAACACAAAGCCAAGTTGCAATTATTGACGACGAAGATTTTGAGCGCGTTTCCGCTTTCAAATGGTGCGCTCAAAAGATAATTAGAAAATTCGATGTTATTTATTACGCCAAACGAGCGTTTATTCAAAATGGCAAACATACAACCTTACTTTTGCACCGATTTATTCTAAATGCGCCAAAAGGCGTTGAAGTTGACCATAAAAACGCTGACACGCTTAACAATCGCCGTTGTAATTTGCGTCTAGCAACAGTCGCCCAAAACAGAAGAAACCGACGAAAAAGAAAAGGTTGCTTGTGTCACTTCAAAGGAGTGAATTATATCGAAAAACAGAGAAAGTTTTTAGCGGCAATATGTAAAGAAAAAATTGTCTACCGTCTCGGTGCTTTCAATACTGCCGAAGAAGCAGCAAAAGCCTACGACGAAAAAGCAAAAGAGTTGTTCGGGGAGTTCGCTTGCTTAAACTTCCCCGAACCTAATTTTCGATTGTCAAAAATCTAAAAACTTTGAAACGGCTGAATCAACTTTCAAAAATTCAGCCGTTTCAAAAAGTCGGGCAATTTACTGTTTCCGTAGAACTTCGATTACCCGGCGCATAAGCGAATCCGCTGTTCGACTAACGGCTCGCTCGCATTAGCCTTTCGCGGCTACAGCAATTACGAGATTAGAGAATTTTGAAACGTTTTAACAGGTGAAAAAAGCAGAAAGTTTCACCAGAAGAAAATGCAGATTACCAAAGAAATTTTAGACGAACTAAAACAATTCGAGCGGCGCACGGTCGAAGTCAACAAAGATGTTATTTACGGCATTGTCCCGCGCTTAATAACAATCTTTTTGAGCATTACGGACAAACTGCCTGACAAAAACTTTTTCTATCGGCAAGCGACGTGGTTCGAGGATTTTGCCCGCCGGAATATCCTTGCCAGATTTTTTGACGTGACGGCGACAATTTATTTTGCCGACCGCGCACGCGGCGAACGGAAATCTGGTTATTGACCGCGAAAAAGGAATTTACAGATTTGCGACGAAAGAAGAAAAGGAACGCGCCGCCGCGACAGGGGAAAATTTGTATATCAGCCATTTTGCAAATTGCGAATACGCAAAGAGTTTTAGACGGTGAAAAAAGCATTGCCGAAAATAGTCGAATGTCTTTTCCACAAAAACAAAGATTCGGCGGGAAAGATTAAAGCGTGCCTCTGCATAAAAGCGTGTACGGATAAAGCAAGTTGGCAGAGGCGACTGCGAAACAGAGAGTTCCTAAAGATGGTTCGAGTGAGATTTCCGGGGATTGGTTGATGAGCAAATACGATAATAATTTCACATTAATTTCAGACCTGCTTTGCAACTACCCTGACGCGCAAGCGGAAATCGACGAAATCAGACGGACAAGTGAAATCACAATGATTTATTTCGGTTTAGCTCACGGCGTAACACCATCGCTTTTCGTGATTTACACAAAAGACGGCGATGAGTATTTAGAGCGTGTACGACTAATTGAGAAAGTTAAATGAAACAGCAAATCAAAATAACTTTACCATTTCCACCTTTGGCGAATTCAATGTACGCGACATACCAAGGACGCAGAATTTTGTCGAAGAAAGGGCGGGAGTACAAAAAGACGGTTGCCGCGCTAATCGGCGGAAAAGTAAAAACAGTGCTTACGGGTGAAGTAAGGGTGAAAATAGACATCTTTCGACCGAGAAAAGCAGGCGATATAGATTCGGCGTTAAAAAGCGCGCTGGATTCGCTAACAGGTTTAATTTACAAGGATGACCGGCAAATCACTGAGCTATTCGCCTATCGGTTTGACGACCGAAATAATGCTCGCGTAGAGATAGAAATTATTGAGATTTAACAAGTTTCGGCGCGTTCGGCATATTGCCATTTTTTTTTTATACGACTGAAGAACCATACAAAAAAAAAGAACGGCGCGCCGGATTAATCAAGTTTAGCGGAAACGTTGACACTCTCCGGCAGGGGAAACCTAAAAAAAAATGAATTTGACCTCATTTTATGGTTTCAAAACGCGGGCGGTCAGGGCAAGCAGCCGTCCGCGATAAATAAAAAATATGCCGCAGTTTTAGAAGGAATTATGCCTGAACACGAATTAAAAACGATACGAGACATATTCGAGAAAGTTCCGACCGAACGTATTGCCGATTGTATGGATGAACTCAAAAGAATGTTAATTCACGCAAAGGATATAGCAGGTTTTACAGACGCGCTTTTGGAAGCTTTGGAAATTAAAAAACAAAAAAATATCTTTCCCGAAAAAATCATTTGGAAAGACGACGGTAAAAAGGAAATTAAAACAACAGTTTCTTTAAACGAGACACCAATTTTCGGAACTAAAATTAAATTAAAATAGTGAGCCAACTTCTAACAAAACAACAATGCCTCGAAAAGATGCAATCGCTTGCCGAGACTTTTTTGGAAGAGCGCGGCGAAATTTAACGCAGCGAGTCGGCGTTTATCAGCCTTGACACTCCACCACCAAACCCAAAGCGGCTTGGAAGGGGCGTTCTGCTAATCTTTGGTAAATAAAAAGTTTAACCATAAGCCGGTGTGGTTGCGGCAATCTGAATACTAATACGAATAAGGAACAAAATACTATGTGGAAAAATGAATCGACAACTTTTGAATCAGCCCCTGCGGGAACTTTTCTTGCACGGTGCATAAAAATTATTGACATCGGAACCCAAACCGGCGAGTACAAAGGCGAGCGTACCGTTGCCAGAAAAAACATAATTTTCTGGGAACTACCGAACGAATTACGCGACGACGGAAAACCTTTCATTACAAGTAAATTTTACACAGCGTCATTGGGGGAAAAAGCTAATCTCAGAAAAGATTTAGTCAATTGGCGCGGACGTGAATTTACAAGCGAAGAACTCAAAGGTTTTGATGAAAAAAACATTCTCGACAAATGTTGTTTGGTTACGATAACCGAAAAAGAGAGTGGGAAAACTGCCGTTAGCGGTATTTCAGGCGTTCCAAAAGGGATGCCGATACCGGAACGGATAAATGATTTATTGCATTTTTCGTTAATAGATTTTGACCAAAAAGTTTACGACAAATTATCGGATGGAATAAAAAAACTGATAAAAGAATCGGCTGAATTTGATTCGCTCGGCATAACCGACGATGAGGATAGTAATTATTCGCAAGCGATGAATAACGAAACTGAAAAACCAAATGCGGCGGCGAATTCTTTTGGCGCGAATGAGCATTACAAAGGAAGTGCGCCGAATGACGAAGATATTCCGTTTGCTCTGATTTTCGCCTTTTTAGGATTGAGTTTTTATCTTTCGATGTTTGGTCAGATTTGGGCGTAAATGCTGGAGAGTTTTGTCGCTTTCTCTAATCAAAAAGCGATTTTATTTTTTAGCTGGAGATTCCTTTCAATGGTTTGCAAAGCAAGTTCAAGAAATTCAGGGATGCGGCGTTCGTTGCGCTCCCAGCGGGCAACGGTGTTGGCTGCGACTCTCAACTCTTTGGCAAGTGACTCTTGCGTAAAGTTACATCGTTCCCGAAAGGCTTTAAGGTCGTTACCATTCACACCGTTCAATATACCGATGGAATATATATTTTGCAAATTATTCATAAAGCTATACCAAATGTGTTGACTTCAAGCTAATCAATTGGTATAGTAGCTTATCTTGATTTTTTAATCAAGGGCAAATTAAAACATAAGGATCACCACTATTTATGCCCAATCAAACTTGGATTTACTTAATTAAAGATAACTTTACCGGCTTTCACAAAATTGGTTTTAGTAACGACCCGCAAAAGCGAGTTAAAGATTTACGAAAACAAAAAACCTTGTTGCCGATGCCGAATGACTTTGAGCTTGTTGAAGCCTGGCTTGCTACGACCGAACACGAAAAGCATTTGCACGACCATTTTAAGGATTTTAGAAAGCGAGGCGAATGGTTTGATATTAGCGGTGAGGAAATCGACTGGCTGTATGAAGAATTCTTTTATTTTCACAAGACTCTTAAATATGGCGCTTCACTTTTTGACCACCGGCTTGACGGCGGGGCGACGCCGATGCTTGCAATGAAAATTATTGATTTATCGCAAGAAGTTATTGTTTCAAATACAGAAATGTTGGATTTTGCAGTCGAAGGTTTTGGGTGCGAACTTTAATTATGGCATTTATTCCAGACGATGCTCTCGACAGATACGGAGAACTTCAACCGGCTTCACAGCTTGGTTATTCTTTCGTCTGTCGATATCGAAACCACAAAACCGGCATTGCGCCGAAAGGATTCGATGAATGCGCCGCGTTTTACCATTGGAGCAGAGCAACAAAATTTAACGTGCAGAAAGAATTAACGGAAAAATCTTGGGTGGTCAAATCTAGCGGCGGCTTAGTCCCGCTTGTGGGAGATTTCCAGCCTGTTAATAAGTCTAAAAATTTAGACTTTCAAGATACCAACAAGTCTAAAAATTTAGACTCAAAGTCTAAAAATTTAGACTCAAAGTCTAAAAATTTAGACTCGCATATAAGGAATAACCAGCCTTTACCAGCCATTAACCAGCAAGAAGAAGAGTTTCCTAAGGGAAACTTGTCGAGCGAAACGCTCAACGGCTCATTCGGAATTCCAGCAACCGAAGTCTTTTCGTTTTGGCAAGCGGAGTTAAATCACACACAAGCCAAATTCACGAACGAACGCCGCCGCAGAATCATCAACCGGCTCAAGGAAGGTTATTCAGTTGAGCAAATAAAAATCGCGGTCAAAGGTTGTCACCTTTCACCATTCCATCAAGGCGAAAATGACACGGGAACGAAATACGACGACATCGAATTAATTTGCAGAAAAGGCAGCAATATCGAGAAATTTACGGGCTTTTACGAAGCCTATCAAGCAAACGGAGAATCAAACGATGGAACAGGCATTCAAAAACGTCACGGCGGCAGATTTCCAGAGACCGACGCCCAGCGGCGACAGCGTGAAGCCGCCGAACGAAACAGAGTATTCCGGCAAGTTGACGACGTTCTCGCCGAACGCGACCGAGTTTTACAGGGCGAGAGTGGGGCGAATTCTTCGCAAAGTCCAGGCGTTTGCCGGGCAAAATAAATCCGGCGACGAATACGAAGAACTGCTCGACATCTGGACGGAAACGCTCTGGAAAGCCATTCCCGAAAACCGACTTGATGCGGCATATTCACGCGCCGTCGAGTTGCACAAATCGAATTTTGCGATAAACGGTTTTGATTTACTGAACGCTTATCGAGAGATTCAAGCCGAAGAAATGAAGGCGGCGGCGACTGCCAGATTAAAACAAGCGGCAGATGCCACAGCCGACTATAATTCGCCGTATTTCAAGCCGTGTGAGTTTTGTTCCGACTCCGGTTTTCGTCGTGAAACGCGCCGTTTTGAGGGCTTAGACGTGAAAGGCGTCGTCAAATGTTACGGCTGCAATCATTGGGAGCGGCACAAGCTAAAACACAATTTATAAAAATGCGAGTTCTCGAATTAAAACTAGGCAAAAACCGTCGCGATATAAACCCAGGTGAACTTGAAAATTTATTCGCCGACGGATTAAACCAAATACAAATTGCGCGGCGTTTGAAAATGGATAAATCTTTTCTAAGCGGCAAGATAAATCAGTCAGTCGAGCTAATGCAAGCTAGAACGCGAGGACAAAGAAAAGCCGCATAAACCACAAAGGATGCGCAAATTAAAAGGGAGTGATAGAAATATGAAACCTTTAATAATTCAATTTAGTGGTCGACCACTGCCATTCGACAGGAAAGGTTCGGGGTTTGCTTTGTTCAACCTGCAACACCGGACTCGGTTCATTCAAAGACGATTCGGAACTTATGTTGAGGGCGATTGTGTATCTGCAAGATTGTCGAGATGGAAAAGAATAGCTTTCGGGAAATGACATTACCGAAAGTGATTTTAGAGGAATTTGAAGATGAAAAGAGGTGAAAAATGAAAATCAAAAAGCTGCCTTGGGTGCAAACGTCAAAGCGTTTACTGAATAAAGGGCAGAAAACCGAGCGTATTACTGAAACTTGGGAAGCGAAAACCATTTTCGGTAAATTTATTGTTTATTCGGCGATTGGCGGTGGTTTCTTTTACAAAGGCGCGGGATATGTAGGTGTTGAAAATTTTCAAAATTTGTGTGGAGTGGTAAAAAGTCCGCCGAGATGTGATTCGATTCAGGACGGAAAAGATATTTGTCAAAAGGCGTTTGAAAAAGACGTTTCAAAATGTTTAACGGAAGGATAATTTTGAAAGATAAACAATTAACTTGATATGAATCTATCCGACTTAAATCTTGACGCTTTAGAAGAAAAACGCTCGCTTGCCGACTGTCTTTTCTGGTTGGTGAAAGCGTATGAAATTGAAAGTTTTAATCTTGAAGTCGAGCCGCGCGGCGATGTTGAATCCCGCGTTTGGGTAAGGCTTTTTATTACTTACGAGCGACGTGACTATATTGTTGACGGGCAACGAATGGACATCGTTAAAGAGCGGCTTTTCAAGCTGATGAGAAGATTGGAAAATTGAAAGTTAAAAAACGGGCTACCGATTGAATAAATAATTATGACCGAAATAACAATCAAATCCGATAACAGTAGAGTAAATCTTGAAGGGTAAAATAATGGAAAACGAAAAACAAAGCATAGCCAGCAGCGGTTTGCCAGAGCAATCGTTGAATGGTTCGACGGCGGACAACGGTGAAACGCGGAGCGCAACAAGCAAATGCACGCATTGCCATCGGATTTTTTCACATTCCGAAGAACACGACGGGTGCGAAAGCTGCGGCGGTTTGGCGCATTACGACTGTTTATTTCCGGATGATTATCTATCCGACGATGAAAAAGGACATCTTTTTTGTTTGTCGTGCAGAAAATTCCCGAACGGCTGAAAGCAGGTGCGTCAATTGAGTGAATAATTATCGAACGGCAAAAAATAAGGATAAAATATGAATAACTTAAACCTAAAAAACACATTAGACGATGCCGATTTAACTCAACTTACCCAAATGGTAAATTATTGGGAAGAAGTTCGCCGCCGTGAAGACACCGAACCTTTGCAGCACGAATGGCGACAGGTTGCCGGAATGCTAAACGTGAGACTTCTGGCAGTCATACAGGATTATTTAGTTCTTAAAAAACAATATGACAGGGAAAACGGCTGTCAATGTCTGGCTTGTCAGGATTTGGCGCACTCGTCAGATTGCTCCGTTCATAACGCGCCCGCTTTGTCTGTCGGGGAATGCGATTGCGTATCAGTTTTAGGCACATAACGGCTGAGTTCACGCAGCGTGCCGGTTGAATAAATAATTATGAACGAAATAACAATCAAATCCGATAACTCGAAAGTTATCGCGGAACTTATAATAGAAAACGCACGGTTGCACGAAGCGTTGGGGGTTACAGACAAAATACTTGCGGAACGACAACGAGTTTTAGAAGCGATTCCGCAATGTGAGGAACACGGTTTTTGCGTCCCTCACGCGCTCGAATGGATTGCCGACCGTATCAACGAAAAGCACATCCCAACAAACTGAAATAAAATTCAAATAACTGAAATTTGAAAAGGAGAAAGCAAATGGAAAATTTTCTTAAAAGTTTTACTTTCAAAAAATACAACAAGCACAATGAAATAAAAACAGGCGATATTCTTTGCTTGAAAAACGGGAAAATCTATCTCGTCGGCGATGTCAATGAGTTATTAGGTGTTTGCGACGATTGCACAGAGTTTTCTAAAAATGACATTGATTCAATCGCTCACATTTACGAGAAAGGAATTTGATACTTATTAACAACGCCGCCCTTGATAATATTTAAATTATGGACTCAGGTTTTAATCCTTTTCTTTGCAAAAATTGCGAAACTGAAATCGGACAAACCAGAGGCGGCGAGTTTTATTTTGCCACTCCGTCCGGCGGACTTTGCCGCGTCCTTATCCGTCAATTCCAAGTCGAATGCCCGACTTGCAAAAAAACCACTCACTTTCGGCAAACAAATAACTTGATTAAAAACCACAAAGTAGACTAAACTTAAAAATAATTTAGCGGTTCGCGCTGTCCGGCAACGGAAGACGCAAACCACCAGCGAAGTTTTGCAGCTCGTTTTTTCTCTTTACCAGAGAAAATTCGGGCTTTTTGTTTTTGGTCAAAAATATGTTTCAACACATTTATGCCGATACGATAAAACAAGCTATCAACGATTTAGATGGTTTGGTTTATAAATTTCCGGTTCAAAGAAAAACAAAGACCGTCTCGGTCGCGTGGTGGGATTATCTATCAAATCAATTTAACGGCTGGCGTCGCCAAATCTATTCTACAGGCGGGCGGGATATTGCTTGCCGTTTAATCGTTCCTACTTTGCGCGAAGCTGTTAATTTATGGCTTTCTGACACCATACTTTCTTTTAATACGAAAATCAGCGATAAGACCTTGAATGTTGCTCAAAGAAAAATCAATTCTCAAATCGCTAACTATCTTGATGGGGTCTACCTTAATGGCGATTGCTTCTTAAATGCCCTTAATTTAACGGCAAACCCGGAAATAATCGCCTCTCTTGCGTTCTTTGCCGGTTCAAACAGCATAGCCGCCGGTGATGTTGCAAAATCGATAGCGAAAAAAGCAGAACCACTGGTGAGTGAAGTAACTAAGCGATTAGAAAGACCGGCTTTTATTGAAGATTTTAACGTATCGCGTAATCCGGCGTTTTTAGAAATCAAACAAATTCAGCAGAAAGAAAAGGAAGCAGCGGTCAAAGAACGTGAAAGTGCCAGAAAATTAGCCGTCATAGAAAGAGAACGAAACGTCAAACAAGCTAAAAGAGCGCGTCTAAAAAAAGCTAAAGCGAAACAAATTGAGACGACTAAAAAAGCCAATTTGAAAACGCAACAGTTAGCCGGTAAAACCAAACTTCTTCAAAACGCCTTTAGCCTCAATAAAATGGAGGTGTTTTCGTGAAAAATAATTACATAACAAGTGAAAACGGAATCAATTTAATTATTGAATTTGAAGGTGAAGTTTTGCACGGCTATCTCGATGCCGTAAAAATCTTAACGATAGGTGTCGGACACGTTGTTTTAAAAGACGAACCGTATAAATTAAACGGGAAAATCACAAAAGCCGAGAGTGAAAGACTTTTACGTCAAGATTTAAGAATTGCCGAAAACGCCATCAACAAAGAAGTTCAAGTTCCGATTACACAAAACCAATTTGATGCGCTTGTTTCGCTTATGTTCAATAGCTTTTATTTAGTAGCTGTAATATACTGTAGTTACTATGATTTACATAAAAGTTTTTGGAATTGTTTATATCGCAACTTGTTTGAAAAACGGCAAACAATATGTAGGGCAAACTTATTCAAGAAAGATTCACACAACCGGATATTTGTTGGAAAACAGAAAGAAACGGCATATTGCATCAGCAAAAAAAGGAATGCAATTTCCTTTTCATTGCGCTTTGCGTAAATACGGACAGCGCGAATTTGAATGGAAAGTGTTATACGAATCCGATTCAATTGCAGAATTAAACATTTTAGAAATGGAAGCGATTTTGACCTACAACACTTTAGCTAAAAACGGCTATAACGCCTCATCAGGCGGCGACCGTCAGTTAGGTTTTTCAGATGAAACCAAAAAAAGAATGTCGGCTGCGGCAAAAAATCGTTGGGCAAATAATGAAGAAAAAACAAAACTGACTGAATCGCTTCGTAAAGGACGCGCCGCAAATATCGAAAAGATTAAAGAAGCCAGCCGAGCGGTGGCAAAGAAATATTTACACACACCGGAAGCGAGGGCAAAAGCCGGAATTGCTATCAGAAAATCTCATAATACAGTTGCTTATAAAGAACGAAAATCCCTAGAAACAAAGCAATGGTGGTCAACACTTTCTAAAGAAGAAAAGCAGCAAAGAATATCTAAGTTTCGAGATGCGCCAAACCGGAAAGAGCAACTTAATAAAGTATTGCAATCATTAGAATACAAAGCAAAAGCCTCTGAAATTGTAAGAAAACGGCTTGCGCGTCCTTTTGAAGTTTTGGACGCAAAAAGTAATGAAATTATAAAAACTTATACAAATATCATTGAAGCCGCTAACGAATTAAATGCTTGGGCTTCAAACATCTCGGCTTGTTTGCACGGAAAAGCTAAAACTTTTGGTTCTCGGCAATATAAAGCGCGGTTTGTAGAAAAAGAAAATGAATAAGCAAACATTAGATTTAATAAAGCAATTTGAGGGCGTAGTGCTGAAAGTTTATCTTGATAGCGCGAACTTAGAAACGGTCGGCTGTGGACATTTATTGACCGCAGACGATAAACGCACTCTTAAATTAGGACAAAAAATAACATCCGAACAATCCGATGCTTTTTTGACAAAAGATTTAGCTTCGGCGGGCAATACCGTTAAAACCCTTGTTAAAGTTCCGATAAACGATAACCAAAGAAGTGCTTTGACGAGCCTTATTTTTAATATCGGCGCACACGCTTTTTCGGGTTCGTCGGTTTTGAGAAAGCTAAACCAAAAAGATTACGTGTCGGCAAGCAACCACTTCCTAGATTGGGTAAAAGCAACTGTAAAAGGAAAATTGGTTGTCGTTAAAGGTTTAACGCGCCGCCGTGAAGCCGAACGCAAATTATTTTTAACACCTGACACAAACTCACTTTCAACCCCAACCCCAACGCAAGCGCGCGCGAACTCAGTTAATAACTCCGCTAACGGGGAAGTTGAAAACGGCGGCGAACAAAGCAATGCGGATACAGTCGAAAACAAAGCCGCTCACGCTCCTTCGCCGCTCAATTCTAGTTATACAGAAGCTCTGGAGAAACTCGATGACTAATAAGGATACGGATTTTTACAAACAATTAGCCGCCGATTTAATCAGAAAATTTCTTGTCGTCGTCGGTTTAAAACTTGTCCATAGCGGCTGGTTAAATTCAGAGCAGACTGAAACCTTGACGAGTCTCGAATCTGTGCAGTATCTCGTCGGCGCGTTGTTTTTCTGCGGCAGTTTGCTCTGGATGATTGCGAAACAAAAATACAACGTCAATGTCGTTCGTGAAGCCCGCAACGCTCCCGTCGACACGCCGATTGAAGTTATCAAAACCGAAACGCTCTCCAAACATAAATTAATTTCGTCGGTCTAGGGAAAAATATGATTTTTATAATTATCGCCGCCGCTTTTTGCGCCCTCACTTTCGCGGGCGATGTAATCACGTCAAAGCGAAACAAGAGCGTTGACGGCATCGAAGAAGAAAACAAAATCTTTCAAGACAAAAACGGCGACGCGAATGTTTCAAAATTGATTTTATACAAAGCTCTCTTATTTGCGGGCGCGTCCGTCGTTGTAATTATCTTATACATTTTCGGCGCGGGCGCGTTTGCCGCATTTATCTATTTAGCGATGGCTGGAATTACCTTGCCGACGGTGATAAATAACAACAAATTGCGACGCGAACATTTAGAAAAAGTGAAAACTGATTCACTCAACCAACTGTTAAGCGACGCCACCGAAACTACAGCGTCGCCGTACGAAAAAGATTTGGACTCAGTATGATTTTATTCCTCTTTATTCAAAAAATCGTCAAGTTCTTTCTTCGCCTGATAACCGGCGAAAGTCCGAATCTCGAAAGAAATTCATTTCTGGCAAGCGTTGGTTTGGTTATTTTAATCGTTCTGCTGGTGTTTGGTTTTGTGATGCACGAGTGCGAGTCTTGCCGCTCGCAAAAAGAGACGAAGAAAATCGAGAACATAAACGCCAACATTGCGTTAGCGACAAACGAAGCTGTCGAGCTTACCAATCAAAAAACTGATATTCAGGAAAAGGTTAAACAAAATGAAATTAACGCTAATTCGGCAATTGCTGATTTTAACAATTCTATTCGGCGCGACAGCAATAGTTACGACGGCGCAAATGCCGCAAATCGGTTCTGCACCCGCTTTGCCGACGATCCAAGCTGTCAACCGTGACGAGCTCTGCTCAAGACGTCTCGCAAAGACTCTGGATGCCTTAGATTCAAGCGAGACAGTTATCAAATCGCTAAATGCTGTTATCGAAAACCAAAAGCAGTTAAGCGCGGCACAGGACGCAATTATCAAAAAGAAAGATGAAATTATCGCGTCCCAAGCCGAACTGTTGAAAGTTTACGACAGTCGCAAGGGAGTGAAAATCAGCTTTTTATTTGGGCTTATAAGTTATCGGAAACGCTAAAAGAAATTATCTCGGCAAAACGCCGCAAGTTTAGAAAGAAAAAACAAGATGTGGAAAATAAAAGGCAGTGCCGAACAACAAAAAATCGTCGTCGCCGCAATCTCGAAAATCAAGTTTCCGTTTGAGCGATTATCTTTGCCGGAGGGCGCGGAACTCGGCTGGCAGGATTTGAATTCAAAAGCCGCCATCGAGAGCCGCATCGGGAGCGAAGCCGACACGCACGAAGGCTTATTTGAAGGCAGGCAATACATTCTCGGCGTGTTTTATCCTTCAACCGCATCGATTTATTTAGATGAAAAATTAATTAACCATCCCGAAATGGCGGAGGCGACCGTCAGCGCCGAAATCGCTCACGCCGTCGATTACTATCTGCCTTTGACGGATTTAATGCGTGACACATTCGTCCGACTTCTAAACGACGGAAAACCGAACTCCGAGACGTGGTGGGAAAAATCGAATTACTCGACCGAATATTTCACCCTTGCCGGAGAGATATTTATGCTGCTCTTTACGAAAGGCTATTCGGATATTCCATTCGGAAACGCATCGGATTTTTCGCACGACGGCTCGAACATCTCGCCGGCGCAAATTCGCGCCGTCATTGGTATTGAACGAACCGATGCCGCGCCTTTACATCCCGCGGGAAGCGGATTTGTCAGTTACGGAAAATCGAAAATCTATCATTTGCCGACGCATTATCGCAAACCGGGCAAACCCGTCGCTGCATTAGAGGATTTTAGATTTTGCGGTGTTTGCCGAAAAACGCAGGCAGTAATTACTTCGTAAAAACGCGGCGCGAATCAATGAATATACTCACATTTTCAGAGCTGATTTTCTATAGTTTCGCGCCGCTTCTTTTGTTTTTCGCTGAAAGCGGTTTAACGGCGCAGGAAGTCGGATTGTATTTCGCGTTATTTTTATCGTTTTTAACGGTCGCCGGCTTGTTTGTTGCCATTGTTTATTTCTATTGGTCAAAAACCGGAACGGAAGCATTGAAAGAAGACTTAAACCGCTCGCGTTCTAGATATGATGACTGCAAAAAGGATATTGCCGATGAGATAGCATCGCACAGCGCGACCCGCGCCGAACTTGAAAGAGCGGAAAGGCGGCTGAAAAGCTGTGAAGACAGAGAGGAAGATTTAAGAAAAAAGGATTTGAGATTACAGGGGAGGAATCCTAAACAATGAAACAAATATTACTTGTTGACGACAACCGGTCTATTAAGCGAATGATGGAGATTGCTTTTGGTGATGAGCCTGAAATTGATTTTCATTTCTTTCCGTCGGGCGGTCAGGTTCTTGAATATCTGGAAGATAATCACGGAGAGGTTGACTCGGTAATCTTAGATTTGGCGATGCCGACCCTGGACGGACTTCAAGTGTCCGAAGAAATTCGCCGCAACGAATCAGCGTGGCTAAAAGAACCTCCCGTAAAAATCGCATTTTGGACAGGCAGTAACATTGATCCGCCCGTGCGAAGAGTGGCAAACAGGGTGCAGGTTGAAAAGTTTTTCAAAAAGCCGGTAGACGTTTTTGATTTTGTCAGAGAGGTGAAGCAATGGATGGAAATTTAGAAAAAGAGAAATCGTCCGAAGACGGGGATTGGATGCGCCTGCACAAGAAAGTTCAATACTTTGAAATCCTGTTACTGGTGATTTCGTTCTTATGTTTGGTCAGTCTGACACTGAACGCAGTCAATTTTTATTTAGTCAGTCGAGGGTAAAAATGGATAAATTATTAGAAAAAGTAAATTCTTACAAAACTAGTTGGCGCAAATACCTAAATTCTCGCGTTTTATTCGCCATTATCGGCGTGCTGACGATTTTTAATCTGGGCGCGAATTTATTTAATTCCTATATGGCGTTCACCGGCAAGGCAGACCAGCAGAAACTGCGCGAAGCACAGGGACGAATTTCGAGCAACCAAGACCGACTCGAAAAGCAGCAGCAGTTAATTGAAAAACTGCAAGCTAAACAGGACGCATCCGAAGTCAGGGATAATGATTCGGGCAAACGGCAGACCGCATCGGATAACCGTCAGGATAAATCAGACGCTCGGCAGACGAAAAGCAAAAAGAACGCGAACAAGTAAATAACTGTCGGCTAAAAGCGCGATAGTTTCCACGCTACAAACAAATGAATGAGCCACTCCGATGCCGAAAATGTAATGCGACCGTCATTACACCCGTCGCGGATTGTTTAATGATTCACAACTGCACGCGAATGATGCTCGTGATTGAAAATAAAGAATTGCTCGAAGCGATGAAAGAGACGAATGAAGGTATGAAAAGCCTTGTTGATTTTTATCACACGGAACCTGTGAATTTTTTTAATAAATGAAAATAAGACTCGGCAACACATTTAATCGCACCTGGACTTTTTATAATCCGCTTTCAGCAGACCCGCGTTCCCCGGATAATAAAAAGCCGAATTATGCTTCGCCGATAAATTTAAGCGGCGTGACAATCGTTTTCGTCATTGAACAGGGCAAAACGGCGAGTAAAACTTATCCGGCAGACGGCGGGACGCTTCAGATAACGCCTCTCGCGGGCAAAATCGAAGTTGAAATACCGCCTTCAAGTCTGTCGGGTTTCAAAGAAACGACCGGACCGGATACGACCGGCGCCTGTTATTTGCAATTTACATACTCGGACGGCGACGTAAAAACCAAAGCGCGCGAAGACGTGCTGTTTATCACTAAAAGCGGAAAATGAGTGAAATCATCATCACCCGAAACGAAGTTGCCGAAGTTGTTGTTACCGACGACTCGTCTGAAGTCATTCTTATCCGAAATGAGGTTGTCGAAGTTGTCGAGGCGGCGATTCAAGGCGACCCGGGCGCGTCTGCTTATGAAATCGCCGTCGAGGGCGGTTTTACGGGAACGGTTGCCGAGTGGCTCCCCTCACTGCGCGACAACCAAAGCGATGTCAATTTACTACTTCTTTACCAAATAGCAAAACTTTAGATTTTGGAGATTAATTTATGACTTTAGAAGCAAGAATTACAGCAGCCGTCCAAGCCATCGGTGCGGATGTTAAAACATTACTGGCACAGGACGGAAATCTTTCCACATTGACAACGGCTGCAAAAGATTCGCTCGTGGCGGCAATTAACGAAATCAAAGCGGCGCTGGCTACCGCCGGAACGCCGGAAGTCGACGACGCCGCAGCCTCAAACTCGACGACTAAAACTTATTCGGCAACGAAAATCACGGCTTTGCTCGCGTCTTTGAAAACCGACATTTTGGGCGGTGCAAGCGCGGCTTACGATACGCTGATTGAAATTCAAAACATCTTACAGTCAGACGATACGGCGATTTCCGGTTTGGTAACAGCCGTTGGCAACCGCGTTCGATTCGACGCAGCGCAAAGTTTAACGCCCGCTCAGCAGATTCAAGCGCGAACGAATACCGGCGCGCTGTCGGCAGTTGAAATCGGCGATACTGACCATAATTTCGTAACCGATTATACGACCGCAAAAACCTAGATTCAATGACGCTTCAACAACGAATTACAGCAGTCATACAGGCTATCGGCGCCGATATAAAAGCCGCTAAAACATCGACGGTAACCGTATTGCCGCCGGTTGGAAGTGTGCTGAACCGCGTTGTTTTCTCGACGCCGGACGCGACCTTTTACGGCGATAACGGAACACACTGGCTGCCGTTTAACGCCGCGCCTTTCGATGCGGCGACAATTGTTTTTATGAAGGCGCTCGGAATTGCCAACGATTCCACAATTTATTATTTGTCAACCGGCTTTCAGCGCACAGGAATTCAGCTTTGGTATTACGTCAATAAAGTCGTTACGGACTTAAAGTCCTATTCGCTGTGGGCGAAAATTTACGCGCTCTACCCAATGCTCGGCGGAACTTTTGCGCGGCATTCATTAAACTTAAAAGACCCGAACCTTTATCCGATTGGATTTACAAATGCGATTTGGACGCACGGCGCAGACGGCGCGACGCCCGACGGAGCGAACTTTCCGGCGACCGGATTCAACCCGGCAACAAATGTTTCCGATTGGGTAACCAATAACCATCTTGGCTACTACTCTCGCACAGCGTCGCAAGCGGGCGACGGCTGGAATATCGGCATCGGCAATACGGCGACGGGAAATCCGATTTTTGGGCTTATTTGCCGCCGCAGCGGTGATAGCGCGTCAATTTATGATTCGGGCAATGCGGCAACCGGTAGAGTATCGGTGGGGCAAACGGACGGCTCCGGCTTTTTTCTCGGCAGCTGCACCGGAGCGGCAAACCGGACGTTATACAAAAATGCGGCGGTCATTGCCTCAAACACGACCACATCGGACACGGCGGCAGCCTCGAATGGAGTGATTACACTCGGTTCGATGAATCCTGTTCCGGCGGGCAGCAATTTCGCCGCGCTTCAGCAAACAGCTTCAATCAGCATCGGCGCGGGTTTGAGCGCAAACGACGCATTCAATTACAACGCGATTATGCAAACTTTTATGAAGAATTTGGGTAGGTAGACGTAATGAATAACGACATCGAGAGAATCAAAAAGATTAAAACGCGCGTCTGTGAAGAACGCGGACGGCGGATATTCACGAAGAACGTGGCTGTTTGCGCGGAGTGCGCGATTAAATTGCTTGCCGATGCCGCAGCGATTTGATTGCTGAATATGGTTAAACGAAAAACGAAAAAAGCGGGCAGACCAAAAGTGCATATTGATTGGCAGGAAGTCGGTCAAATGCTTGAAGCTGACTGCTCTGCCGTCGGAATAGCCGATACCATCGGCGTTTCGCGCGACATTCTTTATAAACGCTGCCAGACAGACAATAAAATCGATTTTTCTACATTTTCTCAGCAAAAGAAATCAAAAGGTGATGACCTTTTGAGAATGAAACAGTTTTCAACGGCGATGGAAGGCAATGTATCGATGCAAATATGGCTCGGAAAACAGAGACTTAATCAACGCGACAAAAACGATTTGACCAGCAACGAAAAAGAAATCTTAACGAGCGTTAGAGTTGAAATTGTCAAATAAATGGAAGCTGTTATCAAAACAAACGTCGTCTTTGAATTCCTTAGCGAATCGGCTGTGCGGATAACGTCTTTGCGGGGTGGGACTCGTTCGGGCAAAACCACAAATACGCTGATTTACTGGATTGTGCGGCTATTACAGGAAACGGGAAAAACCTTGACGATTGCTCGCCAGACGATGCCCGCTTTAAGAGCGTCGGCGATGCGCGATTTTTTCGGATTGCTTGAAAATCTAGGCTTGTATGATGAAAGTTTTCACAATAAAACATCAAACGAATACACTCTGCACGGTAATCTGGTCGAGTTTATCGGCTTGAACGAATCAATGCGCGTTCGCGGACGAAAACGCGATTATTTGTTTCTCAATGAAGCGAACGAATGCGCTCTTGAAGCGTTTCGGCAGCTTGCTTTCAGAACAACGGAAAAAATTGTTATTGATTATAATCCGTCAGAGGCTTTTTCGTGGATTTATGATGACGTCGAAACCCGAAATGACTGTGACTTGCTCGTTACAAATTACACTGATAACAAGTTTCTCGACCAATCCATTATCGATGAAATTGAAAGATTAAAAGATGCCGACGCCGATTATTGGAACATTTACGGGCTTGGTCAAATCGGTGCGGGCGGTTCGCGCATTTACACACATTGGCGCGAAGTTTCATTAATTCCCGAAGGCGAAATGGTTTACGGTTTAGATTTCGGTTACAACAATCCGACGGCTTTGTGCAAAGTTACGATGCTCGACAACACGCTTTACTGGCGCGAAATGCTGTATGAATCGAAATTAACAAACGCCGACTTAATCGAAAGACTGAAAACTTTCCCCGAACTCAAAGGCAGGCTGATTATTGCCGACGCTGCCGAACCTCAGAGAATCGAAGAAATATCACGCGCTGGTTTTCGTATTCAACCCGCTTTCAAATTAGTCAAAGACACCGTTGATTTTGTTAAATCAAAACCTTTGCGAATCTTAGAGACTAGCGGCAATCTACTTCGGGAAATCAAACGCTATTCGTGGAAAACCGACAAAAGCGGCACTTTAACCGATGAAGTCGTCAAGTTTGACGACCATTTACTCGACGCCGGCAGATACGCTTCGTTTTATTTTAATCAGCCCGTCTTTGCAATGACCGATGAACAAAAATCAATCGTCAGACTTCTAAAATAAACAAATGTTTAACTTTTTTGAGAGGGTAAAAATGGCATATAAAACACTAACCGATCCGGCGGGATTATTCGATAAACCATCGGCGGACGAACATTTGGACGGTTACCGTCTCGCGTGGGCATATTACTCTCGGAAAGCGTTCGCCGTCGAGAATGACTGGTCGTGGCTCCGCACTAAGGAAGATCTGTATCAGCATACGAAGCTCGTCTTTAACGTCGTGCCGAATATTATTGATTTCTACGTTGATAACATCTGGTCGGCGCCGTCTGACGCCGACCATCCGTCTTTGGTGACGCCGGTCGCTTACGCCGCGAACCCAAAGATAATTGATACGATTGCTCAGATTGACCAATGGACAAACTTCTGGCGGGCGCAAGCCGAAATCAAAGCCTACACCGCCGTTGCCGGGTCGTGTCTGGTTGAAATCATCGACAACGAAGATCGGCAGAAAATCGAACAGAATACGGTTTGGGCGGGATTTATCAAGCATATCGAAATGAATCGCGCCGGAGATGTCGAAGCCTATACGGTTGAGATTCCCGTGTATGACCCCGTTCTTAAAGAAACATTCAGATTCCGAAAGGAAATCACCAAAGACGATTTTCGTTTTTTCTATAACGACAAACCTTTTGATTATCTCGGCAAACCCTCGGTTGTGACGAATCCCTACGGCTTTTGTCCCGCTGTTCAGTTTCGTCATACGGGCGCGGGCGCGTTCGGCGACGCGGCGTTTAATGATTACGCGAAAGTGAATCACGCGAATTCTTTAGCTTCGCACCTGCACGACAATATCCACAAAGAAATCGAATCCGGCAAATGGCTCGGACTCGAAGACCCGGCGTCAATCATGACGATTTCAGGCGCGACAAAGAACGCCGACGGCACAATCAGAGAAGCGGACACTCGACTTGAAAGAGTTTTAATTGCTTCTAAAGGTGTGGTATCGGTCAATGATTTATCGGGCAAACTCAAACTTGCTGAAGCGCAGCCGTATTTGAAAGAATTGCTCGTCTCCTTCGGCGCGGATTACCCCGAACTCGAATACCGGCAAATTATCAAAGAAAACGCCACGCTTTCAGGTATCGCGCTCGAACGGCTATTGACTCCGGCACAGAATCGTCTTGATCGCGCCGCGCCGAATTACGACGGGCAATTAATCAAACTACGGCAGATGCAGACGGCAATTGGTGGCTGGCGACTATCAAACGGATGGGCGGGGAAAACGAACCAGCAAAAGGTGTTCGCGCCATTCAATCTCGATTCCTACGAAGGCGGCGATTTAGATTTCAATTTGAAACGCTCTCTTTTAATCGAACAATCCGAAGATGAACGAGTGGCGATTGACGGTGCAAAACTCGACAACGCCAATAAAGCCACCGGACTTTTGCCGCTTCGGGAGCGTATCGCGTTTTTAGGTTACGACGAAAAGAAAATAAAGGAAATCATCAGTCAGCTTGCAAAAGAAGACCCGATAACGGCGCAGGCTTACGGAATGACGGACGCGGCGGCAAACGTGGCAGTGACAACTAAATGAGCGACCGTAGAGACGCGAGCGAGCCGACACGCGAGGAAATAAAACGAACGCGCGAACTTGCCCGCCGCGCAGGATTGCTGGCATTAGCCTTGCTCGAAGCGATGACGATTAAACACGACAAAAAAACCAATCGTTACAAAGGCGTTTCATCGAAACAGGTTCGCGCCTCGATTGACTCAATCGTGGAGATTGTCCGCGAAGATTTGCGGGTAATCGGAAAGAGTTTGGCGACGGGCGCGATAACCTTAGCCGCCTGGCAATCGCTTGTCAAAGAAAGGATTACAACAGCCCAAAAGTTAGCGGCGGCAATCGGGCGCGGCGGGCGCAGACAAATGACGAATGCGGATTGGGGCAACAGCGCAAAAGGGAATCGACAAACAATTCGGATATTTGGACAAACTGCGCCGCGACATCGAAACGGGACGCGCCGGAGGATTGCAGATTGAACAGCGCACGGCGGCTTATGCTTTAGGCGTTCGCCCCGCTTATTACGGACTGGCGACGGTTGCTGAAATGGCTGGGGACGCGACACTTTGCAGGCGCGTGATTAACTCGAAAGAAGGCTGTGTCGAATGCTCTGAGGTTGCTTCGTATGAGTTTATACCGATTGAAGAGATGCCGGAAATCGGCAGCTTAGTTTGCGGAGTATGGTGTTTGTGTGAAGTGGAATTCAAATGATTGAAAGACCGATAAAAATAACGAAAGCTAAAGACGTGCCGAAAAAAGAAGATAACTGCTCGCGTCTTTATGCCGCTTACTGCAACGCCGTGTCGGTGATGCTGGAGTTGGCGCGCGTCTTAGGGATTAAAACTTGTAGTAAATGCGGACGCAAAGTTTGAATAAATTTATCTTGCTTTTACGGAAAAGATAATGTAGATTTCTAGTTAAGCGCATCCGTGCGTAGACAATTTAATCAGTTTAGAGTAGAACGCCTGAAAAGGTAGAACGCTCGAAAGATTTGAACTTAATGTTCACGTTTTTCGGGCGTTTTTTTTGTTTTTAAATTCAAACAAACTCAAGGAGTTTATGCCAGACGAAAATCAAGATAATAAGCCGAATCCGGCGGAAGCATTTCAGAATCTTTTAACGAAAAATAACAACGACGCTCTCAAATTAGCTTCGCAGCTATTTGACGAGAATTTTCAACTGCGCCGTGATAAGCGCGAATTGAAAAACACGCAGCCGAAAGACGGCGCGATTATTTTATCACCCGAAGAAAAGAACCGCCTTGACGAAGCTGATGCGTTTTTAGCTGAAGTGAAACTAGACTTCAATCAAACCAAAGAGCGACTCGGCAAAGTGTCGGAACTCGAAACCGAAAACCAGAAACTCGTTAAGCGTGATTCATACCGAAATGTTGAAAAGCTCGGCTATGATTTGGACGTTCTCGAAGAACAGCTTGCGAAGTTTCCCGAAGCGACGCTCACGACAAAAAAAATTAAAGACGAAAAGGACGCGAGCAAAGAGCGCGAGGTTCCTTTCGTTTCGCTCGACGGCAAAGAGTCGTCACTCGATGACTTCGGACAGGAAAAATTTCCGAAATATTTAACCGCGTTAAAGCAAGGCGAAGCGCAGCAGCAAATCCAAAAACCGGGCAATCCGCCGCCGCCGGCTGTTTATGGCGGAGGCGATTCACTTTTTGACCGCATTCGCAAAAATGCCGAAGAAAAGAAAAAGAATTCGCCGCAAACGGTGAGCTTAAAGGAAATCGCGGCTCGGGTTTACTAATTTTAGGAGAATAATATGCCACTTTCATTTACGAAAACAGTCGGCGGTTTTACGCACGCGCCCGTATTCGTCGGCAAAATCTTAGCCTCTGACGTGGTTAATGTCATTGTCACGGCTTTAACGACCGCCGAAGTTGACTCGAAAGGTTATTTGAAACCGGGCGTTCCGTTTTCAAAAGTCGGCGCGTTACTCGGAACAGGCGTCCCCGCTTACGGCGTGACGATTGAGCCGATCAAGGTCGCCGAGTCCAATTCGTCGGCAGACATCGCCGCCGCAACGGTCGCGCAGCCGGTCGGTGTCGGCACAATCGGTACGGTCAATAGAGACATTGCCGAAGACAACTTAGGTCGCGCTTACACGGCTGCCGAAATCGCAGGCTTTGACCTTGCAGGCTCGAAACTGCATTTAACCAGAACATAAATATAAAAGGAGAACTTGAGAAATGAGCAGTTTTGCGTGGGTATCAGCAATAGATTCACTTTCCGAGCCAGCCTTGACGGTTCTGGCTCAAACTATTAACGCATCGGACGTTCCCGACAATCTGCTTTATGAGCGGTTTTTCCCGCGCGAAAACGTGGATTCGGTTGACCTCGATGAAATCACGACGCTTGATTATCGCCCGGTGTCAGATCGGCGCGAATGGAATCAGCGCGGGCGCTTAATCCCGAACAAAACGCCGGACACGAAAAAGGTTTCCATCGTGCCGGTTGAAGGAAATTTCAAATGGGGCGAATACGAAATGCAGCGAATGGCGGAACGCACTTTGGGTAACGCCGCGCTTTTGCAGCAGATTATGGAAACTTCGATTCCCGGCAAACTAACGCAGATTGTCGAGTCGAATTATCGCCGAATTGAAATTGACGCTTTTAATGCGTGGATTTTGGGCGTGATTACGCAGAAGAATCCGCAAACGGGCGAAACTTACGCCGCGTCTCTGAATTACGATTCGAGTCGCTATCTAACCGCGCCGACGGCGTGGAATGACGCAGGTGTTAATGCCTACGATCTGTTCGTTTCGTTTTTGACAAGCGCGGGCGAAGCAATCGGCGCGGTCGGCGGCGCAATGATGCGGCAGGCGACTTATAACGCGATTGCGGCGGACGCGCCGCGCGAGCTTCCCGCGATCACCGCGAATCGTCGGCAAATCGAAACGATGGTTCAGGACACAATCGGAACGGATTTCACTTTCATTATCAACGAACAGACGTTAGAACCGTTTGTTGACGGCGGAACGACAACCACATCAGCTAAAGTGTTTCCGGCGCAGCGAGTGGCGGCGATTCCGGCGGGCGGCAGAGTCGGCAGAACGGCGTTCGCGCCTGTGGTTCGCGCAATGGATTTGTCGGCGTCGCTTCCGAATTCGGGCATTGACGTTCGCGGGCAGACGGCTTTCTACGAAGGCGGATTGATGGGCAGATCGCTTGAGCTTGAAGTTCAGGTGAATGCGCTTCCGATTCCGTCAGAGGCGAAAGTATACGTAATAAACTCCGGCGTTTAACGAAACCGTGAGAGGCGATTGATTTCACCTCTCACTTTTTACTAAAAGGAAAACCAATGACAGAGAAAAAGATTTTATCAGCCGTTCCCGTTGGCGGCACGCTTTATAAAGCGGGAATGGAAAACGAACTAAGCGAAGTTTTGACCGCCGGACAAGTGAAATATTTAACCGAACAAGGCGCGATTTCGGGCGATTTCGGCACATCGAAAAACCACCCGGTAAATTCATTTCCCGAAAATTATCCGGGCTTTGATGTTTTAGGGCAGGTCGAAGGGATGACACCCGAAAGCGTCGCCGGGTTGTCTGACGAAGAAATTTTGGCGATTAAAGGAATCGGACAAAAAACACTGGACGCGATCCGCGCTTATAAATAAATGGCAGTCGTCACGGATTTAAGTCAAATCGAATTAACGCGCGACGTTCTCGGGTTTGTTGACGATGCGGAGAACTCCCGCCTTAAAGCGATGGTTGCGGTTTTATCCTCGGAAAAGTGGATAGCGCAAACCGACGATAATGACTTGTGGGAAGCAAACCGCGACGACGTGACGATTATTAACGGCAAGGTTTCGATAGACCCAAGTTCATTACTGGCACGCATTCGTATTCGTTCTTTGAAAAGATTCGGTTATTCGGGCGTTTTAACGGCAGCGGGTGAGGCTGTTGATTTTACGGTCACTTGGGGGACGGGCGTGGTTACAACGACTGTGAGATGGTTCTAAATGGCGATACTCGACAAAATCATTGCCGCCAAAAGGAAAGAATTTAACGCGCTGCGGCGAGTTTATTTTCCGGCTAATTCGATTCTTGAACTGCTGCGAATTAATGACGAGTCGAATGATTTTGTTGTCATTGAAACGCTCCTTTCGGATTGGTATTTGGAATACGCCGAGTACCGGAGTCAATTCAAACTGCAGATTGCTCGCGGAGTCGATTTCAAAGATACATTGCTGCAAGTCAGCAATGTCCGCGTTAATGAAGACGTTTACTGGGTTGAAAAAAGCGATGTGATTAGTCCGCAAGGAAGCAACCCAATCTGGCAATTGTTTTGCGGCAGAGGTTTCAGCCGCAACAGTTTCAGGAGTCCTTTCTAAATGGCACCCAATCTTAAATTTGAAGTCGAAGGCGCGCTAATTTTAGAGCGCGAGCTGCGGAAAGTTTCGGCGAAAACCGAAGATTTAACCAATGCATTCAAAGCGGCTCAAAAGGAATTCTTCAACGCGCAAAGTTTATGATTGAAAATAATCTTGATAGCAATTACAAGAAAAGAAGTGGACAAAGTGAATTGCTCGATAAACCACATCCTACTGTGAATCTGTCTGTCGAGAATTTGATGAACATTCGCCGCAAGGCTATGTCGTTGACCGCTGAAATAAATAGAATTTTAGGAATTGAAAGAAAAGAAGACTTAAAAATTCCTAATTCTTAACGTGTCCCCAAGTTCTACCGAGAATCGCCGCAGACATTGCCTGAAATGACACATTGTTTTTTCTAGCTAAAAAAACCATACTACAACCTTCTTTTTTTAGCTTTCTTGCCTCTCTAACCTTCTCATCAGTCAGTTTTGAATTGTGGCATTTTTCGCCGTGAGCGGTTCTAGCCTTTGCCTTCATATCGTCCATATTATTTTGATGTGTACCAAGAAAAAGATGTTGTGGATTTACGCACTTTGGATTGTCGCATTTATGGCAAACATATAATTTGCTTGGTGTAGAATCTAGTATTGCAAAATTTAATTCATAGGCTATTCGGTGCGCCATTTTATTTTTATGGTTGGGCATACAAATGGTTCCGTAACCATTAATATTTAATTGCCCTAGCCATAACCAACAATCACCTGTTTTATCGACTTTAGACCAAAATCTTTTGGCGAAATTTGCTTCTGTATATTTAGCTCTACATCTTAAGTTGCAAAATTTTGCTGAAGTTTGTAATTTTTTAGTTCTACCTTTTGGTGAAAATCTGCCTTTACAGCCCAAACAAGTTTTTTGAATTTGTTTGGTAATTCTTTCAGAATTAGCATTAATGCCGCAAGACTTAGAACAAAAATTTTGCCGCTTTGCCTGCCAATGAACCACACTAAAAGTTGCATTACAAAAAGGACAAGTTTTTATTATATCTTTCGGCGTTGATGCTTTAAGGCAAGTTATTGAACAGAATTTGGGCGCATTTGTTCGGTCTGTTCGGTAATTTTTGAAAAGATTTTTACAGGTAAGACATATAACTTCGGGAGCGCGGCGAAATGCTAATTGACAGTCTTTTGAGCAATATTCTGTTCGTTCGTAGCGTGAAGGAATAACATTAAAAACTTTATTGCAATTTTTACAATTCTTTTCTGACATATTTATTTTGTATATTCTATCAAAAATGAGGGCATTTAAGCCCTCTTTGTTATCCGACAATGTAAGGATTTGGGCAAAGATATGTCTTGCCTTTTCTTACAGATTCAATGTATTTTATTCGCGCATCGCCCGCTTCGCTTGTTTGAATGAATAAAAAATCCTGCAATTCATCCACAAAATCACGCACGGCGACCGGATTATCTTTTTCGGCGAACGCTTCAAACAGAACGGCTAAAGCGTCAATCGTCGTAATTTTGTGTTCGCAATCAATTAAAACGCCTTGCAGAATGTCTTTAGCAATCGAAGGATTTCCGACGTTTGCGGTTAAAAGGTTGTAGTTGTGTTTTATTCTTTTACTCATTTTTGCCCTCATTCATCATTTTGAGATTGCCCAAAATCCATTCCGGCGAATTGGTGTCAAAAGGTATTTCAGTTAAAACATCAGTCAAATTGTTGTAAATAACGGGCGGGGTTAGCGGGTTGTTCATCACCTCAGAAAGTGACACGGCTAATTTATTCAACCTCTGGCAATCTTCGGATTGAGCGGACAAGTCTAAAACTTCGGGCGGTTCGGCTTCGGTCATACTACCAAAGACTTTATCGTGCATCGCGTGGCTGTAATTCGGCAGCCATTCGGCTAATGCTTCACTGATTTGAACGAGCAACTGCATATTTTCTCGAAATTGAGCGTCATTAACAAAACCTTTCGAGTCGGTTTGTAGTTCCAAAAGACTCTCGGTTTCGAGCGCAACTCTTATAAAATAATTGATTGCGCCGATGTAATAAGAAGTGTAGTCATTTTGGGTATGCGCTTCTTCAATCATATCAAGTTGTTTTTTCGGCATCATTGAATTACCTCCGCGCCCAAAACGTCTTGGGTTTCCTGCTCGACTTCGGCTAAACAGCTATCCAAAACCGCATCGAGCGAATGAATAACGCCTCTTCCGTAATTAAAATCGACCCGCTCAATCATTAAAGGAAATGTAAGCTCGATTATTTTCGGGTCGTCGACACCTAAGCCCGCTTCGTTGGCAAGACAGATGATAATTTCACCGATTATTTCCTCTACCTGGTCGGATACACCGCCGCTCATAACTCGTTTTAGTTTTTCCGCTATTATTTGCAAATGCTGTCTTTCTGGATTATTATTTTTCATAAGTAGTTAGTTCCTTCCCAAAGGGATTAAAGAGAGGCTTTCCAAGTTTGCCCTTAGGAAAGCCTTTCGTCGTTATTCGTTACAGTTCGGACAAAACTGCGCTTTACTTCCTAAAAACCAGCCTCGACTTTCGAGAACGCTTTCCGCGCCGTCCGCTTGGCTGTCGCACGTATCGCAAAACGCCGATGTCGTTTGCTCGAATGTTGTAATTTGAAAGTTCGCGCCGATTACGTTCATCGCTTCGGTTGTGATTGTCGTTGTTTGAATTTGCATTTGTTGACTCCGTTTTTGTTTTGAAATTCGTTAATTGCTTAACTTGTAAAAGTATAGCACCCTGCTACATATTAAGTCAAGCATACTGCTATACTTTTTCTGGAATTTTTATTGATTTAGGTGTATTATTTTTTCGTGAGTGAAAAATACTTAAAAGCATCCGAAGTTGCCGAACGATTAAAAGTTAAGCACGTTACCGTCCGCGCTTGGTTAAAACGTGGGTTATTTGCAAACGCTAAACTCGAAGAAACGATTGCGGGTAAAATTTGGTTAATCCCTGAAAGCGATTTGAAAGATTTTAAAATGCCGGAAATGGGCAGACCGCCAAAAACGAAAGATTAAAATTTAATTCCAAAATTCAATCGTTCGCGTTACAATCCGAAAATGAAAATGTTTCTCGGATTGTTCTTGGCGTTTGTGTTTACGGTTAGCGGTTACGGTCAATCTAAATGCCCTGCAACTAAAAACAACCTAAAAGGCATTGCAAAAATAAGTAATATCAATTCCAATTTTGCGAAAGATGTTAGTTGTAGGATTGGAAGTTATTCGGGCAATATTACCGGATTAGCTTATTCTGAAAATGAGAGCGATAAAGTTACAGCCGTTACCGTCCAGCAATCAAACGGCAAACGATTTATTATTCATTTATTCGATGAAGATTTACTTGATTGTTTTTCGGAATCTGACAAAAGAAACTTAAAAAATCAACTCGTAAAAAACGCAAAGGTAAAAATTACCGCATACGCTTGCGGCGCGGGTGGTAATAGCGATTTAACAATTTCATCTATTGAGTTTCGCGGTAAGTAATAATTCTTGCTTTTTTTAGTAAAATCAAGCAAAATAATGTCAATCCGCTAACACGGAAAAAAAATTAATTCAGGGTCTATACTTCCAAAAGGAACTGCACACCCGCTAAAGAAATGATTTAGTCATTTTTTCGGCGGGTGTTTTCTTTTTTCAATTAACAAAAAATGAAAGCATCCGATTACAAAAAACAAACACAAGCTAATGATTTAGTTTTTGATTTACCGATGGCAACGCCGAATTGCATTTGGAAAGTTAGACAATTTCCGGTTGAACAATACTTGCTTGCCGGAAAACTGCCGACTTTTCTAGCCGAAAAAATCAAGAAAACAATTATTGAAGAAAAACCTGTTGAACTCGGTCAAATGTCAGAAGAAGACTTTGACGAAACTTTAGCCTTCACCAAAAAAGCCATTGAATACATTGCAATCGAGCCGCGTGTATCGGCAAACCCAGAATCAGACGACGAAATCGCGCACGAAGACATACCACAGGCAGACTTTCAAATTTTGCAAAATTGGATTGTCACGGGGGGTGCTGCGGACGCGGAAAAATTTCGTGGTGAACGATACGAATCTTTTGTGGCTGGCGTTAGCAAGTCGAAACTTAAACGAGCGCGCCAGCAGGTTAGCGGGTCTCGATAAACTTTACGGCGAAAACAGCCTTGCCGCCGTCGCTTTTGATTTGGCGGCAACAGAGCGTCTACAAATCGAAGATACGGCACGCGATAGAAGATTGGCGCGGTTTATCGCCGAAGAAATCGGCGCAATTTTTGGCGGCAAATCCGACGATGAAGGTAGCCAGGAAAACGAAGAAAAAAGTGAAGTTTGGTAAGTGGTGAATTATGGGGTTTTCAGATGCGGCAAGTTTGACTTTTAAGATTCTCGGAGATAATTCGGGCATCAAAAAAACTCTTACGGACGCTTCGCAATTTGTCCAGCAGTTTGTAAAAAACGCCGAAAAAGGCGCGAACTTTTCCGCGTTCAAAACCGGCTTTGATTCAATTAGCACTTCGGCAAAAAAAACCGCAACCGATGTCAGCGGTTCGCTCGGAAATCTTGAAAAAACAACTGATAAGCTGCGCGACTCAAACGGCAGATTTGCGTCAAGTTTCAAGCCAATCGGCGATGAAGCGGAAAAAGCCGCCAACAAAAGTCAATCGGCGTTTAAGTCTGCTTTTTCAGGCGGTTTTTTCGGCAGCCTCGCCGGAACAATCGTTAGTAATTTTACAAGCGTTCTGTATCAAATTCCTTCCAAAATATCCGAAGTTTTAGACGAAGCCGTAAAAATAGCGCAGCAACGGGAAAACGCATTAAAAGGTCTTGAATCTATTGCAACTTTCAAAGGCATCAATCCGACGGAAGCTCAAAGCGCGGTTCAAAGTTTCAGGCTTGTTAAAGCGGGAATTGTGGACGTTGGCGAAGCGACAACCGCATTAAAAAACTTACTGGCAACAGGTTTTTCCTTGCCTCAAGCTATTAAACTTTATGAAGCCTTTTCCGATTCGGCGGCGTTTGGTAAACAGAGCGCATTAGGATTTGGTGAAGCAATCAGAGGTGCGAGTGAGGGTTTAAAAAATGGCAATTCAATTTTAATCGATAACGCTGGCATTACAAAAAATCTTTCCGTTATTCTTGAAGAAAACGGCAAATCAAAAAAAGATGTAATGAACATTACATCTGACGCATCGGTTAGACAAGTCGTTTTTAATGGCTTGCTTAAAGAAGCGCAAGCAAACACCGGAGATGCCGACAAATTAACAAAAGGTTATACGGGAAGCGTTGCCGGTTTAGACCAGGCATATAAAAATCTATACGCATCCGGCGGCAAATTAATTACCCAAAGTCCTGAAATGATTTCGGCGAATCGGATTTTAGCAAAACAAGTTCAAGGGATAACCGGCGATTTAAACAAACAAGGTTCGGAAACCGCCAAAACAGCCGCCGAATGGATTAAATTTTACGCAGAAGTAAAAGTGGCTTCAATTAGTTTTGCGGCGTTTGTTAAGAATCTGTTTTTGGGCGTTACAACGGGCGTGGCAGGTTTTGCGCTGGGCATTGTCGGAAGTGTCACTTTTGTAATTGAAGGCGTTGTCAATGGTATAAAAACGGCGATAGGCACAATCTCAAACTATCTTGTTGACGTAGCCGGAAAACTTGTCAATCTTATTCCGGCTGGTATCAGCGATAAAATTGATTATCTTCAAGCTAATCTTGAGCAGTTAAAAGGCGGTTTAAAAATAGACGCGGCTTTTGACTTGCCGGTTACGAAAGGAATTTTTGACCAAGCCTCAAAATTTCTTAAAGATTCGAGCGACTATGGACAGAAAATGCTCAAAGCCGTTGACGAAACAAACGCATCTTGGAAAGAACTCAAAAAACAATCCGACGAATTAAGAAAAAACGAAGCCGACCGGCTTCGAAACCAAACAATTAAGCCTAAATACTTCGATAATAAAGGCAAGCAAATTGACAGCGGCGGCGATGCGAGCGGCGGCGATGCGAAAACTGATAAAAAGAAAAGCGGCAAAATTTCAGATGCGGGTTTTGAAGGTTTTGCGACGAACCGGCAAACGGCAGTTTATCAAGCCGCGTTGCGTGACTTATCGCCCGAACTTCGCGCTCAAATTGTAAAAACCGCCGAACAATACGGCATTCCGGCAAGCCTTGCGCTTGCTCAAATCTTCAGCGAATCATCATTTAACGCAAAAGCAAAATCGCCTTTCAATGCGAATGTCGGACAAAACGCTTTCGGACTGACTCAATTTCTGCCGTCAACTGCGTCTGCGGTTCTAGGCAAGAAAACAACCGGAAAAGATTTATTTAATTCGGAGACAGCCTTAACAGCCTACGGCAAATATATGACGAAGCTGTTTGAGGAATTTGGCGACTGGGAGTTAGCCGTTTTTGCCTACCATAACGGCGAAGGCGCGGCGCGGGCGTTTGCAAAAGCGTTAGATTCCGGCAACAAAAAACAAATCAAATCTTTTGCCGAAGGTAATCCGAAAGGCATTGCATACACAAAGAAAATATCTTCGCTTTCGGGTGTTTCCGGCAAAGAACAATTTCAATACGCAAACGACGACGAAGCGCAAAAAAAAGTCGCCAAAATTGACGACGAAGCGACCAAACGCCGTGAACAATCGCAGGCAAAAAGTTTGCTTTCATCTATCAAAAGTTTAGATGAAGAAGTTTCGTTAAGAGAGTCGGCAAATAAAGTTATTCTCGCAGACCAAGAAACTTTACTTAAAAACGGCGAAATTAACGAACAGGGTTTCGCCCGTATCCGTGCCTTGTTGGATGATGACCTGCTGCAAAAGAAAAAGAAAAACAAAGAATCCGAATTAGCATTAGTTAAAGAATACAATCGCAAGGAATTAGAAGATTTTGACAAACAAGCCGCCAAAGAATTGGAACGCGCCAAACCCGAAGACAAAGCCGCATTAAAAGCAAAATTAGCAGACGAAAGACTTGCTCTAGCTAAGGAAAATTCTCAAGAAGAAACAGCCGTCAAAATCGAACTTCAAAAACTTGATGACGATATTGCCGTGCAAGCCAAAAAAAATCAGCAGGAAATTTCCGACGCAACTAAAAAATCGGTTGCCGAACGAAAAGAAGCCGAACTTAGCCTTTTGCAAATTCGGCGCGATGTCGCAATAGCCGAACAGAATTTAGCCACTTTTCGCGCCGAACAAAGAAGAAAGGTTTTAGTTAATGAAATTGAATTTTTAAGCGGCGCGGCAAAACGCGAAGCGATAGAAAATCTTCGTCAAGACGACCTGAAACAAAATGAACAAAGACGCAAAGATTTAATTGACAACTTAAACGGAGAAGAAAAATCAGAAAAAGAAGCCGCTAAAAAACGGATAAGCAATAAAGAAGATGAAGAAAAACAAAAACTTGAGATAACTAAAAAATACAAACTACTTCGTGATGGTGTAAACGCCGAAGCTGGCGATAAAAAATTAGACATAAATGAAGGCGCGAGAACCGAAACAAAAACCTCTTATGATGGTAGCCCAATCGGTGAAATTGGCAAGCAAATACAACAGGGGTTGGCGGGCGCGGACGCAAGCAAAGAAAAATTAGCACTTTACGCACCAGTTGCCGATACCGTTACACAATCTTTCAGTAAAATGGCACAAGCCGCAGGTTCGGCGGTTCGGGCGTTTGTATTGTTCGGTTCGGCGGGCGGCGGTTTTAGAAAATTCGCCGCTGAAATGATTGCGTCCATCGCTCAAATGGCAACCGTTCAAGCAGTCTGGGAAACCGCGCAAGGTTTGGCGATGCTCGCACTGGCATATTTCGGTATCCATCCGACCGCCGCAGTTTCAGCTACGGAACATTTTGCTTCGGCAGCCGTTTACGCCGGAATTGCCGGAATTGCCGCAGGGGTTGGACGCAGTGTGGCTGGAAACTCTTTTTCTGACCAAACAGCGTCCGGCGGCGCGACGGGCAAAAACAGCGGCAACATTCAAACCACACAAGGCAGAGGCGGCTCAGGCAATGGCGGCACTGCTTTTTCTTCCAACACGACAGACGACAAACGCATTGAATCGAATCGCAATTCGCCGCAAAGAATTGAGTTGGTATTCACGCATAAAGTCGAATCAAATAACTCTCACATTCTTCAAACCGTTCAAACTGCTATCGCCGACCGTCACCCGATACACGGACAAATAGTTTCTTTGGCAGAGGGATAAAATAAAATGAAATTTGAAGTAACCAAAATTATATTATTGGAAGATTTGAATCCGTCTAAAGTAGAAGTTCACGTTTCCTTTAATGACGAAGCGAAATTTTTTAAACGTGTCGGCAACGTACGTATCTATCTTGACGGCAAGAATTACACAATTTCAAAAGTAAAAACAGAAGCCATCAAAGCGGCAAAAGAATTTATCAGTGAATTAGCGCAAACCGACACCTAAAAATTACCTTGCTAATTTCTGTTTTTTGCGGTAAATTAACAGTGAACTTAAAGCGCGTCTTTAGGTAAAAATTTTAACGAAGGGTCTGCACTTTCTTTTTAGAAACTCGACACCCGCTAGATTTGAACAACCGTTCATTTTTAGCGGGTGTTTTTCGTTTTAGAGGTCAGTTTAGTGCAAATTATTTTTCAAGTTGAAGGTGAAGAAAATCTAATACGGAACTTTAGCAATGTCCGTAAAGGATTAGACGACTTTTCAAAGGCTTTTCGTGCCGCACAGAAAGCGTTTTTTGAGATTGAAAAGAACAATTACCAGTCGGACAATGCGACGGGCAAAAGCGGCAGATGGCAGCCGTTATCTCCAAAATACGAAGCGCGGAAGATTAGCAAATTAGGTTTTTTAGGTTTCGTCAGTTTAGAGCGATTAACCGATGCAACCTATAAATCTTTAACCGGGGAAAGTGAACATACCGTCACCGTCATTAACAAGCTCGACGCCGCGTTTGGAACGAACACGCCTCAGGCTAAAGCGCAGCATTTCGGGTATGCGCCGCGCAACTTGCCAGCCCGTCCGCTGATTGATTTGTCGGACGGGCAACTGAAAAGAATCGGCGACGTGATGCAAAAAGAGATTTTAGGCGATGTGCGGACGGACACGACATTTGTAATGACGGAAGAGAATTATCGCTCGAACTTTTAAGTAAATGACTTGGCAGCCAAAACATAACCCGCTCGACACGACGCATTTAGAGGCGAACATCGTCGCGTTTATCCGCGCTAATCAAGCCGCCGCGCTGGTGTGGGCAAACGGCAGCGCGATGAAACCATTTAATTTCGCCGCCGACAAAATTGCAAATAAAGAGTTGCCGAATTTTCCGTCACTTTCGATTAAAAGAAAAAGTATCTCGGATGAAGTCGATGACATCACGGATGGCGATTTTACGATAGATTTTGAGGCAATTATTGTGAACGGTAATATCGCGGACACGATAAAAAACGCCGAAAGTTACGCTAAAGCCCTACAAAGCATGCTGCTCGAAATAACGCCGGAAGCATTGCTCGCGGACAAGACGAATTGTTATTACGAAGGCGTTAAGGTTCCCAATATTACATTTCCCGAAATCCTTAAGGATCCCGAGAAATCATTGTTTTTTCAAGACTTTCAAGTGCGAGCCGTCTATCGGTTTTACGCAAGTTCTGACAACTAATTAAGGAGAATTATTTTTATGGCAAACAAACCAAACACCGAAGACGGTAAAGCGAATGAGGGAGCGGACGTGCCCGCAAAAGAAATCGATTACGTCAAGAAAATCGGCGGCAATTTCAATCTGCATAACGCAACCGCGCTGTTCGGCGAAGAAAACGCCGTTCAAGCCCTGCAAGCATACGCTCAATTCGGCGGTCACGGCGTGATTACCGAAGCGGACTTTAAAAGCTCGCTTTTCGGCGGACTCGGCGCGCCCGCAGAAGAAGACACACAGCGGCGCGGCGCAATAAATACGGCATTAAACAACCTGGTTAAATAATTCGGTCAAATAATAAGGACGGTTAAAAATTATGGGAACGACTTTGGACATCACAAAAACTCAAAAAGGACCGGTAAAGGTTTGGTTCGGCATTGCCCTTCCCGCTCCCGGAACGACAATGATTCTAAACGCGCTCGGCGAACCGGATGCGACTCAGAATCCGCTTCGCAAACTCGTCGGGCTTACAGATGCGGGTGCAAGTTCCTCTTTAGGCAAGACGACGACCGAAGAGAACTTCGACGAGCTGCCGGAGGCGCAGAATTTTACGATTGACAAAACAACGATGAACATCAAGGTCGAGGCAGCGCAGGTTCTCGACCCTGACAACCTCGCGCAGGCAACTACCGGCATCGGAACCCCAACAATCGTTGCAGGGCGCACGATCTACACAATCGGGACCGGAGTTCTCAGTTACACGGGTGTCGCCGTCATCGCGCCGACTTTATATGACCCGACCAAATGCCTTGTTTTTCATATGTATAAAGGCTACAACGCCGGATCATTCGATGTGGAAACGGCTCGCAACAAACGCGCCAAAATCAGTTTCGACTTCAAAGGCGTCGGCGTTGCCACGCGGGTAAAATCCGATACGCTCGGTTACGTCGACCCGGGAATGCCTTTAGGAATTTAATTTATGAGCAAGCAATTAACGGCGACGGAACGCTATCGCCAAACCATTCAAAACGGCGCGCCGAAACTCGAAGACATCACTGCGCCGTCGGGAATGGTGTTTAAGTTCTACGCCTCAAACGATGTCAGCACGTTGTTTGAGGATGCCGGGGGCGATACCGATTTGCCGATGACAATTGCTGACGAAGCGGCGGAGAGTTGGCAGGCGGACGGCGTTTATACGCCCGCGATCCCTGTTGAAACGGACTTAAAGCCGCAAAGCGAAACCGATTACCAGCGCAACATCCGAATCGCCGAAGCGCGGCGCGATAAAGTTTTAGCACTCAGCTACGACCCGAAAATCGTGATGGGCAAGGCGACAAAGCCGAATGAATTGTCGGCGTCCCATATTCTGCCGGATGACCTTGGGTATCTGTATCGCTGGATTTCAGCAGGAGGCAATGCCGCTTTAATGGCGGCGATGTTTCCTGAAAAACCACAATCAAGCCGCCGCGCTGGCATTGACGGCGCGGAACTCAGGGCAAAAATCAAGCGAGCTAGTCGGCATAAAAAATAACCGCGTCGCCTTAGGTTTCGACATTGCCTGTTCGCTTCGATTGCAAATTTACGATAACGCCAAAAGAATCGACGACTTTGAAGCTCTGGCGATAGTTTTGAGCGGACAAATGATGGGCGTGGGCGGCAGTGGTGGTGATGTAGAACCGAAGTTTGGTGATTAAATTATGGCTGAAAGTAGAAAAGCAAAAACCTGCGAAGAGTCTGGATGCAATTTGAAAGGATATTTCCTTGAAAAACAGCCGTCGGGCGAAGTGCGCGTTTGCGTGAAGCTGCGGCACGAAAGCACCTGGCATATTAAGAAAATACCTTTGTCGAAATTAAATAAAGAGGCTGCGAGTTTGTAGCCGGTTGAAAATATAGTATGCGCGGATTGTGCTTGTGAAAGATTAGAAAAGCCTTGTCTGTAAATCTTAATGTAGGCAGAATACTATTTTATCTCGGTCAAAATCTTTCCACTGCTTATCGCTTTGTCCTTCGTGTTCAATGTAATCGACAATTAACATTTTCAAGTTCGCAATAACTTCCGCGATGCTTTTGCCGACGGTAACGGGCAAAAAATCATAACCTTCGACGCGTCCCCAAAATTCCTTTTTTCCTTTTTCGATTATGATGTTAATTTTCATACAAGATTGACGGATTCTTTTCGACAATTGAAAGCAATTTCAGCGCCGCGCCGTTTGGTTTTTTTCCTTGCTCCCACGCCTGCACGGTTTTTACCGATACGTTCAAACAGCGAGCAAAGACGGCTTGCGAGGCGTTCATTTTGCCTCGCAATACCGCAATATCCATTCGCGTCATAACTTTCGGCGGGCGCGGCAAAGTCGTTGTTTTTAGGTTTCGCTTGCCGCTCGCGTGTTCAATCGCTTCGCCTAACGATTCTTTCAAATCTGCAAATAATTGTTTATCCATTTTATTCTCCGTATTTATCTTTTAGAATTTTAACTAATTTAGCTAAATCGTTTCGTTCGCCTTTGTCTAAATTGTCCATTTCATTTTTCCCGAAAATCACTAACAAATAAATCGTTTCGGCTTTTTCCAAATAAATGTAAATGTAACGAAACGCACCGCTTTTACCGATGTTTTGCTGTTTATTGGAAACACGCGCTTTTCTCGCGCCGTTCGTGCCTGAAATAACCGCGCCGCGTTTCGGGTCAATCAGCAAATCGTTTTGCAAAGCAATCAAAACTTCAACGCTCGCCAGTTTGTCAATTCTTTTCGTGAAAGCCGATGTTTCGATAAAATGTAAAAGCGTCTCATTCATTAAATAAACTGTACTATAAAATGGTATAGTTTGCAAGTATAAATGAAAGATTTTACCCAAATTTAATTTTCAATTTCAATCTTTAAATGATAAAAAAGGTGAATGAAATACTTCGCCTTTTTCATTTTATTATTCTCAATTAATTCTTATGGTCAAACAAAACCTTGCGATTTAACTTTGAAAGATTCGCCGACGATTCGCGGTTTGAAATTAGGAATGTCGTTTGAGCAGGTAAAGAATTTATATCCTTCAGCAAGTTTATTTACTGATTGGGCTTCGCTCGATAAAAATAAAATCGCAAATTCAGCTTTTAGCAAAAACCTTGAAAGTATTCACATTGATTTTAGCAAGTTAAACGAAGTTAATGAGATTTCCTTTAGTTACGACGATTCAGTAAAATGGGATTCATCGGCGGAATTTACCGATGCGATTTCCCCGTCATTGAATCTCTCGAAAGGTTATTGGTATTGCCCACGCCAGCTTGCCTGCCATTTGCCGGAAGTTCAGCGCAATTTAGACTGCAATTCGTTTGGAATGAGTGTAATCTTTTTGTTGGATAAGCCGACACTTACCATAAGAAAAACATTTGCAGAACTAGCCATAGAAGAAAAACAAAATCAAAAAGCATTATCCGAAACACCAGAGAATGTAAAAAAAAAGAAAGCATTTAAACCATAATTATATTTCTTGCGATTTTCAGCCTTTTAATCTAATATAAATCTAACTTACCTTTGTGACGCGCCTTTTGTGTCTCCACTTTCAGCGGGAGGCATTTTCTTTTGGGATTTTCTGACGCGGTAAATCTTTTATTCAAAATTTCTGCAAACGGCTCTGATGCCCAAAAGGAAATCAGAGAGACCGCCGCGCTTGCCGTCAGCGAACAGAAAAAGGTTGCCGCCGAAGCCTCGAAAGTCGCGTCTCAGTCGCTAGCCGAAGCGGTTGCCGCTAAATCGCGCGGCGCGGCAAACGCTGAACAATTAGCAACCGACGCCCGCAATTTAATCTCTCACGCCCAAAATCTTTCGCAAGGCGTCAAAGTCGCCGAAAATGAAGCGGCAAAACTCGCCAGAACAATTAGCGGCGTCGCCAGTCCCCAATCATCTGCCGCCATTTCTTCATTTCTCGGCTCAATCACGGGCTTAGGTTCATCAAGTAAAATCGCGGGCGCGTTAGTTACGGATTTTTCCGGTTCAATCGGTGCCGTCGGCTCAAACCTTCTCGCTTTAGCAAATCCCGCAACGATTGCCGTTGCCGGTGTCGCAGCAGTCGGCGCGGCGGCGGTTTTTGCGGGTATTTAAGTTTTATGCCTCAAATGCAAAGCGAAGAAATTAAATCAGTAGCTAGGGTAAACATTGCCGCAAATTCATCTTCATTGCCTAACGCTGAATTGATGGATTTGCGGCGTGAAATCATTAAATCCTTGTCTAAGGTCAACAAGATGCTGAAAATTGATTCTTGCCCTAATTGCGGAAGGCGGAAATAAGTTCGGTTTTACTGCGTAGTTTTGGGTTTTGTTTTTTCCATTCCCGAAATTCAAATTCGGTTTTGTTCCCTTTGCTTAGGTTACACCTAACACACGAGGGCGCAACATTCGCCAAGAAATTTGTTCCGCCTCTGCTTAATGGTATTCTATGTTCAAGATGAAACTTTTTACCCTGGAGTGATTTACCGCAAAGATAACAACAGTAACCGTGAAACTCAATTTTTAACAACCATTGGTCGAGCGAGAATTCGCCTTTAATGTTTTGCCGAACGGAGCGAAGTTTTGCGAATCCTCGTTGTTTATATACAGAAATTCTTTGGGCGTGTTTTTCACGATATGCCCGCGTTTTGGCTCGGTATTCCTCATTATTAGCAAAGTTATTTTGGTAATAATGTTTTTTTCTTTGTTGAATAGTGTCTTTATTTACCTGATTATATGCTTTTTGTCGTCCTAATATTTTATATTTGTTTTGTTTGTAATTTAAATAACTTCGTTTAATAATCAAATCTCGGTTTCGGGCATAGTAAGATTTTCGCCGTTTTTTAACTACTTCAATATTTTGATTGATGTATTTTTTCAAACAAGACTGACAAGTCGTCATTAAACCATCTTTACGTTTTGCTGCACTATAAAATTCACTTCGACACACAAAATGCTTTCCTTTCTCACACCATTTAATACTAGGGTTTGCTAAAATATATTTGTCACGAGCTTTTTTTTCAGTGTGTTTTTGGCATCTCTCTTCAGCAACAGTAACGGGTAATTTTTTCATTATTCTTTCATAATCAGCGTTTTTTTTGCAATCTTTACATATATTTGTATTGCTACGAAAGTTTTCAATAGAAAGAATGTTATTACACTTAGAGCAAGTTTTTTCTTTGATTGTTTTTTTCTTTAAGATACGAATGGACTTTAATTCTTCACTTACTTTTCTTCTTTTTTCCGCTCTAACTTTAACGCTTCTTTCTATTGAAGCTCTAACTTTATCAGGGTTTGCCAAAACCCAATTCTTTCTCATTTTCGCAATTTTTGCTTGATTGTTTTTACTGTATTCTTTGCTTGCTTCCAATACTTGCGCTTTATTGTTTTGGTAGTAAATTTTGGAATACTCAGGATTTATTTTGTAAAATTGTTTTTTGCAATTTTTACAAATTGAACCTAAACCACTCGAATTTCGATTTGCTATGGTAACGTTTTCTTTTTCAGAAACGTGTTGACCTTTAACACACCAGAACAGGTGCGGATTGGCAACTAAATATCTTTCAAGTTCAATTTTCTTTTGGGTTAAAGCAACCAAACCAACTGCACCTTTTTTTTCTTCTCGCCATTTCGCCGAACGCAGTCTTGCACAATCAAAACAACTAATTGCAAGCCCGTCTTTCTCGCACTCTCTTTTAGGATTGTTTATTTTGGAAAAAAAATGCGATGGTAAATGTCTTTTACAGCGATTGCAAGTTTTGACCAATTCACCTTCAATTTTAAGCAATGTTAGTTTTTTGATTAAATTCATCACAGCACTCCGATAATTCTTTATTAGTTTTCTTTTGATTACAAGGTTTGCAGGCGATTTTTGCGTTATTCGGACAATGAAAACCGCCGCGCGATAACGGCTTAACGTGGTCGATAGTTGCGGTTTTTTCAGTCAATAATTTCCCGCATAAATAACAATTCAACCCGTCACGAAAAATTATTTCTCTTTTTGTAAAAGGAATAATCACAGAGCAATTTAATTTTCTGGCGCGGCTCGCCATTCGATTTCGTTCGCGCTGTTCCGGCGTTAATGGTTTCCAGAACTTGCGGAAAGGTTTCGAGGCGGCGCGGCAGGGCTTACATCTCTCGATATAAGCCCAAACACCGCATCTTTTGACGACGAACATTTTTAGCGGTTTTGGTAGTCGGCAGTTGCTACAAATTTTCATTTCGCCTCTCCCAAATACTCGTTTGCTTTTTTGATTAGTTCTGGGCTGTCGTTTAAGAATCCGATTGCCGAATTATGTTTATGACAGAGCAGACCGCGAATCTTGCCGGATTTGTGGCAATGGTCAACAACTAAAATTTGAGTTGTCGGCGGTTCGCCGCAAATCGCGCAGCCGCCGTTTTGCCGTTCTAAAAATTCGTTGTATCGGTCAAGCGTAATGCCGTATTTACGTTTTAATAAATTATTGCGCTTTGCGATTTGAGTATCTTCAAAACTCATAATCGGGCGCGGTTGGCGAGTTTTTGCGGGCGAGGTTCGTTTGGAAGTTGTTTGTTTTCGTTCACATATCTTACAATTTCGGTGAACGGCGTATTTAACAACCGGATTGCCTTTGTTGCTTACCCAATATGAAGATTTATAAAAATCAAAAAGGGCTTTGGGTTTTCCGCAGGTAAAGCAAATTTTTATTTGTCCGTGTTTCTTTTCTAATTTCTTTCGTGTTATCTTGTCCATATTGATGATTCCTTCCCGAAGGGATTAAAGAAAGGTTTAGGTAAGCGCGAACTTATCTAAACCTTTTCGTTTTTAGTTTTGTCCGATTATTTCCAAAGCTCGCAGCATCGCATCGCCCGTAACTTTATGAGCGTAGATTTGAACGCCTTTTGAATCGTTAATAAATAACTGCGTTCCGTTGTAGTGGTTGAAGATTGTCACCGTGTAGCCGTTGATTTTAATTTTCTGCATTTCCGTTTTCCGTCCTTTTGTTTTATTCGTTATCTCTAACGTAGATATATCTTACTATATCTAAAATATAGTTGTCAATCTAACAGAGAGATAAAATCATATCTATTTGATTTATTTCTATACTTAGAATATATTTTGAGAATGGAAAAAACCGAACTAAAAAAACGGCGCGAAAGGTTAGGATTAACACAAAGCGAATTAGCTAAAATTCTCGGCTTTGCTTCAAATACTGTTTCAGGCTACGAAACGGGTCGGCTTGAAATTCCGGCTTATATGGATTTGGTTTTAGAAGCGTTAGAGGCGCGGCGGGTCAAGGAACTTCAAATTTAGTCTTTTCAAACTCAAATCTTTAAAGCTACAATCCGAAAATGAAAATGTTTTTCGGATTGTTTTTGGCGTTTGTTTTTACTTTAAGTTTGAATATCAATATATTCGCTGTGCCGCGCCCGTCCGATACTGTGAAAACATTTTATCAAGATATTTGTGGCGGCGATTTTATCAAAGCAAAACAGCAACTTTCTTCAACGGTTCGTCTGCACAAATCGGTTATAGACTTAGCATTTGAGGTTTGGAATAAATCTTGCAAAAGCGCAGGCGGCTTGAAAGGTTTTAATCTCAGAAACAAATTAATTGATTTTAAAACAGCGGGCGTTATCGGCGATGTTTTATTTAATGGTGGCTCGAAAGAATCCATACAAATGAAATTGTTTCGTGAAAGCCGAAAATGGCGCATTGCCTGGGAAATCAGATAAACAAAAAATTTGTTTGTAGATAATCAAAAAAACTATTATACTTCTTACAGTTTAGGCAAAACGCTTTTCGTCTAAACGCATAAAATTTAATAAAAGGGTCTGCACTTCCGAAAAGGAACTAAACACCCGCTCAAGAAATGGATTTATTTCATTTCTTGAGCGGGTGTTTTTCTTTTTGCCGACACCACAAATGAAAATAAAAAAACGAATGTCAGTTGCCGAATACCGGCGACTCAAAACAAAACAGCAAGCGTCTCAAAAAACTTTTGAAGTCGAATCGCCGTCTGGAATGATTTGGGTTTTGCGCCTGCCGAATTTAGAAAACTTTTTAGTTTCTGGTACGTTGCCGCTCGCGCTAGTTGAGAAAATGCAGCAAGCGAAATCTGACGGATTAAGCGAAGAAGATGCTTATAAACAGCTTTCGGCAAAAGAACAAATTAAGGCAATTGAGTTTTCAGCGAAAATACTTCGTCATATCTGCGTTGACCCGCTAATTGTTGATAACCCTCAAGCTGACAATGAAATTTCGGCAGAAGAAATCACAAGCGAAGATTTTATATTTCTTCTGAATTGGGCGAATACGGGCGGAGGTGAATCAGTCCAAGACGGGCTGGATACCTTTTCTGGAAAATGATGACTACCTGCTTTTAATTGCGTTGGTAATGCGTGAAACGGGCGTTCCGGCAAGCGTTCGGCACAAGGTAACCAGTGGGGTTCGTGCCTATGGTTTTGACGCGGCTTGCACGGCTCGGCTAATTCGTTTTGATAACGAACGCGAAACAAAACGCTTTGAAGTTTTAAGTTCAATGCTTATGGGGTCGCCCGAAAACACTAACGATACACAAGAACCTGAAATTTGGTAGACTAAATGGCTTTTGGCAACTCAAATGTTGGGCTTACATTTAACGTAAACGCAAATACGGCGGGCGCGGCGACGGCAATTAGCCAACTCGCGCAAACGATAAATGTTCAAGTCAATCAAATCCAAAACAATTTTAATCATTTAACGGCGGGCGGCAACCAACTTTCGGAATCGTTCGGCAAAATCGGCGCGTCAATCACCAGCGTCGGCACGAAATTATCACTTGCTTTAACCGCGCCGCTTTTGGCAATCGGCGGGCTTGGCGTAAAAGCGGCGTTAGAACTCGATGCCGTCAGAACGAAAATGATTGCGCTCGTCGGCGACGCCGATACAGCCAACAAAAAGATTGCCGAACTCCGAAGCCTTGCTAATAATTCAGTCGGCGTTCTGCAAAAAGACGCTCTCAATACTTTCGCTCAATTTAAGGGTATCGGCGGGATTGCCGACGAATCAATTAATAAAATCATCGCGTCGATTGGGAAATTAAACGCGGCTTTTAAGATTGAGGATGGCGAAAAATTCAATCGGAATCTTGTTCAAATTTTCTCTAAAGATTTCAACACGCGCGATATTAGAGAAGCAATTGGACAAGTTCCGATTTTTGACCAGCTTTTAAAATCAGCTTTTAAAACAAATGACACTTCAAAATTAAAAGAGTTAAAAGAATCAGGAAAATTAACACTCGACAGCTTTCTCAACGGTTTGAGTGATGCCGTTGATAAAGACCCGCGTGTCGGAAACATCACCGATAACTTAACGGTCAAATTGGCAAAAGGATTTGAGCGGGCAAATGTCGCGCTTGCGCCGCTCGGTGAAATAATTTTGAATGCCGTCGTTCCGGCGATAGAGAAAATATCGCCGTATATTGAAACGCTTTCCAATGCTTTTAGTTCGCTTTCACCAACTTTGAAAACGATTATCGTTGCCGTCGGCGGTTTTCTTGCCGCGCTCGCGCCCGCGCTAGTTGTAATCGGTTCGGTAATTACAGGTATAACCGCTATCGGCGGCGCAATAACGGCGTTGGGCGGCTTATCGACTATTCTGCCGGTAGTGGCGGGTATTGTTGGTGTTATCGGATTACTGACAGCGGCATCATTCGCCGTTTACGAAGCGTGGGAAACAAATTTCGGCGGCATCCGTGATATTACAAAAGAGATTTTCGATGCCGTTTCATCTGTAATTGAATCGGCGATGAGCGTCATTAGTAATTTAACGCAATCCGTCGTTGCTGACATCGTAGCTTTTTGGAAAGACAATTATCCGTTAATTCAAGAAACCGTTTCTACCGTATCGGAGGCGGTTAAAAACATTGTTAAGGGTTTTTTGGAAGTCGTCCGCGGTTTCTGGAAAGATTACGGCGGACAAATTACCGATATTGTTTCTACCACTTGGAACGGTATTAAAGGAATCATATCGGCTGGTGTTGATTTAATCCAAGGCGTTGTCAAACTAGCAATGCAGTTAATTAACGGCAACTGGTCAGGCGCGTGGGAAACCTTCAAAGGCATAATTACAAAAGCGGTTGAAGTTTCCGTGCGGATTTTTACAACCATTCTTGATTCTAGTTCCAAGATTCTGAAACTTTTAGGCACGGCTTTATTTCAGTACGGCACGGAAGCATTAGTCGCATTCGGCAAAGCAGTCACTTTAGGAATCGCTTTTGCTGTTGAACAATTCGTTAAACTCCCTTTCACGCTCTTGAAGCTAGTGCCGGAATTGATTCGGGCGGGTATGGCAATCGGAGCGGCGATATTTGAGGGAATAAAACAAGGTTTGGCGGGCGGAGCGCCCGCGCCGAAAGCAGACAATACGCTTCCGAATTTAACTGATACGCCTAATCCGAACGGAAGCGTGAACACGAATTCGCCGTTTTTGCCTCCGCTTGACAACCAGCGGGAAGAATCCGAAAAAGCAAAAAAGGAACGCGAAAAAGCAGAAAAAGAACAACTTGACGCGGTTGAAAAGTTAAATACCGCAACTATTGAACAGTTCAAAAAAGGCTACGAAACATTAGACGGACTCACAAGAGATAATTTTGAAAATCGCGCTGTCACGGCTGAAAAATTCCGTGAAAATTACCTTGAAAACGAGAGACAATTTGTCGCAAAATTAATTCAACTTACCGCGAATGAGTTTGACGTAAAAGCCGGTCGTGAAAAAAATCCGACGGCAAGAAAAGCAATCCGAACGGATGAACGAACGTCAATTGACGCTATCAATGATGAAAGCTCGAAGCGCATAAAGGCAAACGAAAAACTAATTGCCGACGCGCAAAAGGAATCCGTCAAGGAAACTCAAACGGCGGCAAATAAGCGCGTAGCGATTGCCGAAGATGAATATAAATTCACTCTTGAAAGATATGAGGCGAGTAATAAGCAGCGATTAGCCGAAGCCGCGAATTTCGCAACTTTGAGTAATCAGCGCGAAGCCTCTCGAATTCGTGACGAACAAAAAATAAAAGAGGATGCAATTCGTGACGAACTCGAATTAACCAAACGGCTTGCGCTCAATAAGGATTTATCACCGGCTAAGCAGCTTGAGACAAAAAATAGAGTTGCCGTTCTCGAAACTTCCCTTTCGACGCAGCGCACTGCCACTTCAACTTTAGTTACCCAAGCTATCAACAAAGAAACTGAAGCAAGCGACGAGGCATCAAAAAAAGCCAGCGCGAATCTTAGTCAATTGACTGTTGCCGTCAAAAAAGCAGACGCAGAACTGAAAAAAGTTCAAAACGATTCAAAACGAGAAGATTTAGAGACAAGAGTTAATTCCAGTTTCGGTAAGGCGCGGATTGCTGCTTTGCGTGAACTTTATGATTTTGAAACAAAAATCGCCGCCGAAAAGCACACAAGCGATGCCGAAGCGATTGAGTTTGAACACAATGCCGCGACTGAAAGAGTCAAAGGCGCGATAAACGAAGCCGAACAAAAAGCGGCGATTGATGAACTTTATAAAAATAAAACCAAGATTTCCGAACAGGATTTCCAAGACCAATTAAAAAGAATCCGTGACGGAGTTGGCAAAGAAATTACTGATACGAGCGCGGAAAGCGGGTTTTTCGGCGCGTTTACTACCGGACTAACAAAGCTGCTCGAAAAACAAGACGGTATACGCGGTTTTGGCGATACATTATCGGCGTTTGGCGATATTGCTGTCGGCGCTTTTGAAGGTATGACTAACGCCGTCGGCAACGCTATTCAGCAATGGGCGTTATACGGCGGAAGCGTCGGAAAGGCTCTTAAACAGGCTCTTGCCGCCGAACTCGCGCACATCGCAGGCGTGGCAACGGTCAAAGCTCTTTACGCAACAGCACTTGGATTTTTGAATCTGGCAGAAGGTAATTTTGCGGCGGCGGGTCACGCTTTTATCTCAGCGGGGCTTTGGGCGGCTCTTGCTGTTGGGACTGCATTAGCGGGGCGAGCATTAGCGGGAAGCTCAAACCAAAATTCAGCGAATTCGTTTAAGAAAGAGTCCCAAATATCAAGCGGCTCGAATGGTGAAATAAAAACGACACAAGGCAGAAGCGGTTCGAGCAATGGCGGGACGGCTTTTTCGAGCGGCGAATCCGAAGACAAACGACGGGAAACAACACGCAACGCACCGCAGCAAGTCGTTCATACGGTAAATATCATCGCCAAATCGAATGACTCGCATATTTTGGGCGTCGTCAGCAATAACGTCTCGAACAGGGGCGATTTACACGGATTAATTTTAAGGACGGTGGACGGTTAATGCCAGCAACGAATCCATTTTACCCGCCAATTAATCAGCCGACTTTTCACTACCGGAAAGAACCGGCTGACTGGCAAGCCGTGACCGCCACGCATACTTACGAAGACCAGGGCAAAGCCTTCAACCGTCTGAACGATGTCGCGCCGCAGAGATGGCACAGAGTGTTTCAGTTTGATTTAAGGCGGCAGGCGGATGTCGATAATTTAGCGATTTTCGTCAATCATTACAATGAACGGCAAAAGTCCCTGACGTTTCCGTTTACTCAAAAACGAGGGCTGGTTATCGAGGGCTGTCGTTATGAATTCTTTGATTTCCCGCACGAAGGACATAAATCGTGGCTCCCGACGCTCACGATTACGATCATCTGCGATCCGTATGCAGGAAGCAGAGCGAATGATTTCGAGGTTCCGTATTTGGGCGCGGTCGGGGTTATGCCCGCGCCGACACCAACGCCGACACCATCGCCGTCTGCGCTCTCTTTTACTTCGCCGTCTGCGCTTCCCGCAGCGACGACGGGCGTGTCGTACACTTATCAGTTTCAAGCGGCGGGCGGCACTCCGCCTTATACGTTTGCGGGCGTGGCGGGCAATCTGAACGCGCCGCCGACGCCCGCCGGACTGCTGACGATTTCCAATCCGCAAGGCTCGGGTTACTCAACCGTTATCAGAGTGACGGACGCCGGTGGGAGCGCGGCAATCGATAAATCGTTCACCATTGCCGTTAATCCGGCAAACACCCCGGGCGGCGGCGCGGCTTTGTCAGGCTACACAATCACGAATCCGTTTAGCCTCAAAGCTCTGAATGAAACGGACGGTCAATTGAGCGATTTGAGGGCTTATACCGGAACTTTAATCACCGATTTGCAGGCGGGAACTTCTTTGACCGGATATTCCGGTGCTTTCGCAGTAACCAGAACGGTAAATTTCAACATTGATTACAACGACTTAGTGAAAATTATAAATTTTGCCCGCACCGTCACCGAAGACAAAATTGTGAATCGCACCTTTGCCGATTACTCAATCGCGGGCGGTCTTACTTTGAAAACTTTAGATGTTAATGCGGCGCAAACCGAAGACGTGCTGCAAATTTTAATGCAGGTCGCCGACGATTTGGGCGCGACACCGAGTTAGGAAAAAGAAAATAAATATATGAAACAAAGATTTTTAATCACAGCACTTTTTTGCCAGTTAATTTTAGGCGGATTTTTCGGCGCAGGCGCTCAAACCAGACCGCGAACGACGACGGCGACGCGCATTACAAAATCGCAGCTCGACGCTCTGACGTGCAGTTACGCCACCGACGCTGGCAAAAAATGGTTTGTCGAAGGTTACGGAGATTATTTCTGCAATCCGGCGAATAGTGTCACTAAAGACGGCGTAATCAGCGGCACGACAACTAATAACGTCACGAATACGGTCACGACCGTGACGGGTGAAAATAACGCCGCGTCCTATTCTTCGTTTGGTGCGGCGGTCACGGCGGTTGCCGCTTACACGACCAGTCCGAACGTGCTATCGATAACTTCCCCGATCAGCATATCCGCAAATCAAACGATTCCTTCCAACGTCGTTCTCGAAATAGAACGCGGCGGTGTTTTGAATATCACGGGCGGCACTTTAGTTGTTCAGGGTGAAATCAGAGCGGGCGCGGATAAGATTTTCAATCTCACCGGGACGGGCGACGTCGATTTATCGCAGGCGAAATTCGAGAAATGTTATTTTGAATGGTTCGGCATCGTTCCTGAAACCGATAACGCGGCTTCGATGCAGAGAATGCTCGATGTCGGCAAATCTCGTAACTACACAACGACGATAATCCAATTGGTAGAAAAAGGCAGATATACTTACTCGACGCCGATAAATATCAACAGATCACTGGGAATAACAATCAACGGCGCGCCAGCCGGAACATTTAAAGCCCGTTCTTCAATAACTTATACCGGCTCGGGCGCGGAATCGGCGTTTGTCGCGCACGCCGTCAATAATTTCTCTGCCAACAACGTAACCTTTGACTATAATTCGTCGGGTTTTACGGGTTATCTTTTTGATATTAATCGTGATGCGCTCAATAACAGCGGTGATAACGGCGGCATATCATTTAATAACTGCACATTTGCGGGCGGCGGAAACACCTCTTACCACGCAAAAGCGTTATTACTGCTGGCGAGTACGACGGTTTTTTCTATAAAGGGCTGTGTTTTTAAGTTTGGAATGGTTGGAATCAGAGGTCGAGGAGTAAGAGCGGAAACGATTTTTGTCGGTGAAAGTAACCTCGGTCAAATTGACGCTTCTTCTTTTAGCGACCTTGGAACCTCGATTCAAAATATCGGGCATTCCTGGTCAATAACCAATAATAATTTTGAAGGTATTCAAGATTTACCGGCAGCGGGCGGCACTGCTACTAATATCGGAATCGACAGATACGGCGAACCGATTACGTATAGCGATTTAAGAGCGATTGACGCCACCGATACGGATGAGATGTGGAATTTAGTCGTTAGCGGCAATCAATTCAACGACTTTGGGGGCGGTGCGTCAAATTACGGAGTTATTAGAATCAGAAATGCGCAGGGTGTTTTAATAACCGGAAACACTATTTACGGCGGCGGCGGTACAGGTTATGTTATTCCGATTGTTATTACCGACAGTTATGGCGTAAATGTTATCGCGAACAATGTCGGTACTTTCAGAGTGCTGGTTGGCTTTATCGACGGTTTTTCTTACGGCACGACAATTACCGGCAATCGCTCCAGTGTCGTTCAAATGTTGGCTCCTGCTACGGGACTTCCCGCGTCGTTCGGAAATACCGACCCTAACCTCGGTATCGGGAAAATAATGATGGGAAACGGCGCGACAAGCACACTTTTTGCCAATTCAATCGAAGGATTAAATACTGCGCTGAATGGATTGGAAGTCGGCAATATGGGTGATGAAATACCTTCTCCGGCAAATCGACCGAACGACAACTCAAAAATACGCAGCGTCTCCGGTAATGGGGCATTTTATAACAAATCATTAATATTTTCGACGGTCAGCGGCGGCGCGGATTTTGAGTTTTTCAAAGCAAACGAATTAGCTTTTCAAATCGGCTTTAACGGATTTAATTATTCACCGTTGCCTATGCGTTTTGGTACAAACACTGCGCCGAGCGCATTGAGGCAATGGAATTTTATCAACGGTGCGGGCGCATTGCCGGGAGCGGGACTGACTCGGCTCGGTGATATTTTCTGGAACGGCGGCGCAGGCGTCACTCCGACAGCACCCGTCGGCTGGATTGTGACAACGGCTCGAGCGGCGGGAATTGCGACGGCGCCGACTGATTTCACGCCGTTCGGCGGCACGGGCGGCGGCACAAGCACAACAACACTTCCGAATGTTGTTCTGAACGTATCTGCCGGAACTTCGATTGCCGCGCACTCAACCATTACCTTGCCTTTCAATTTTCCGGGCGCATTGACCGGCGACGTATGCGCGGCATCGACGATTGCGCAGAATTTTCCCGCCGATGTCGGAATAACACTTTGTACAGTAGACGCAAACGGTCATATTTTCCTTCGTTTTTCCAATCCGAGCGACGTCGCTGTAGCACTTGGCACGCCGACGATTAAGGTTGTCGCTCTCAGATAATTACCCAAAAGGGAAATTAACCGCTCCGTCTCTTACCTCATAAATATATGGCATTTATAGAACATCACGAATTGAATTCGCTTCACCCGAGCGCGTATAACCAGGCGACGGAGCCGACGGGCAGTCTGATTCGCGCCGGCATCGAATGGAACGACACGTCGACATCACCAATTACGCGAAAAGTTCGTAATTCGTCAAATTCGGGCTGGAACATAATCGGCGGCGGCGGAAGCGGCACGGCAACTGATGTTTCGCTTGCAATTACCGATGTTGTAACCAATGACGTGTCGACGGCAAAGCACGGTTTCGCGCCGAAGCTGCCGAATGACGCATTGAAATTCTTAAACGGCATCGGAACATATACGATTCCGGCAGGCGGTCCGGGCGGTACAGGAACGGTATGGCGCAATGGGGACGGTCCGCCGCCGACTAATCACGCCGACGGCGATTACTGGCTCAACAATTTGAACGGCGACGTCTACAAGCAGCTTGGCGGTCCTAACTCGTATCAAGTCGTCGCCAATATTAAAGGCGCAAAGGGCATTCCGGCTTATATTTATATCGCTTATGCCGACGACGCAAACGGCACAGGTTTTACGACAACCTTCAGCGCGGCGAAAAACTATATTGCTATCAAAACGAGCGCAGCGGCAATCAATGCACCGGCGGCGGCGGATTTCGCCGGACTGTGGAAAAACTACCAGGGCGCGGCGGGAACGGGCAGCGGAACATCAGGCGTTTTGCATACCGATACTACCTCGATTCGGATGCTCGGAACAGGTGTCGCGCCCAACGAATTACAGGCATCGGCAGTTATCTCACCGGACACGGGCAATTCTTTAGCCGCCCGACTTAACGGACTGTTTGCCGCGTCGGGGAGCGGTGCAGCCGGACCGCAGGGCGCGGCGGGAACTCCCGGCGCCGTTTGGCGCAATGGTGATGGTCCTCCGCCAACCAATCACGCTAACGGCGATTACTGGTTAAATAATTTGAATGGCGATGTCTATAAACAAACGAACGGCAACTACGGGGTCGTCGCTAATATTAAAGGTGCAGCAGGCGCGCAAGGACCGCAGGGAATTCAAGGCGCAACGGGTCCGGCGGGCTCAGGCACCGGCACCGGAACGGTTGGACCAGCAGGCGCTCCCGGAGCCGTTTGGCGAGCCGGTAGCGGCGCACCGCCAACCAATAATGTCGACGGTGATTTCTGGCTTAATAACCTGAACGGCGACGTTTACAGACAAACGAGCGGCAGTTACTCGGTTGTCGCCAACATCAAAGGCGCGACCGGAGCGCAGGGACCGCAAGGAATTCAGGGTGCGACCGGTCCGGCTGGCAGCGGCACGGGTACGTCAACTTTTGCGACTCTCGGCGGCGCGGCGGCAGATAACGCGTCCTTGACTACTTACGTTCAATCGAAAGCCGGAATGCCGGTTGTTAATTTAGGGAATTACATTTCCGGCGGCGGCACGACCGCGCAGAATACGGCGGCGATAGATAGCTGGATTGCAGCTTTAAGACCCGGCACGCGGGGTTACGTTCCGGACGGAATGTGGCAGACAAACGGCGGGCATACGATGCCGCAGGGCATAATGATGGAGGGCGGAAGTCAGAGAACGACCGGCTTTCGGTCAATGCTGGCCGGAACATCCCTGTTTAAGATTCAATCAGATGCCGCCAATACCGACCCGCAATGGAAAAACAACGTCTTTTCAGATATGCGTCTTGAATCGGTATCGACAACCGGCACGTCGTTAATTTTATTAACCGGTATGAATCCGATTTTTAATGTTGTTTACAATCGCTGCTGGTTTAAAGGCGCGGGCGTCGGCGTCGATTATTACCCGACATCGGGAACGGATATGGAAGTCGAAAATATGGTTTTTAATGAACCGATTTTCGATCTTAATTCAATCGGCTATCGGTCTAATTCTGTAAATAACTCGGTTATATTCAACACGCCGTTTTCCTATGTGCCGGACGGCGGCATCGCTTACGATGTTTTGGAAGCGGGCTATTTGGAAATCAACTCGCATCACACGATCGGTACTTTAGGATCGGCATATTCGCCCGTGACGGGCAGAGTGGCAAACGGAACGACATTTATCAGAAGCACAAACGTCTTTAATACAATTCGTGTTAATGGCGGGCAAGATGAACGAATGGAGTTTTTCCTGAATAAAGCGGGCGGCGCGTTTACTCGCGGCGGTTTTATCGTCGAAGGCGGCACCTTGGTTCAGTCGAAAGTGTTTTTCGGCGCGGCTATGACCTTTATCACTCACGATAATCTTTATGTTTGCGGTCCGACTTACGGCACATTTGAAGACGTGCCGGGCGCGGGCGCGGGCATTATCAGCGCGAATGACTACTTTCTCAATCGACCGGAAGCGGGCGGAAGCGATTTGGCTACCCATAACGCGACGCGATGGTCTGCCGGTTCGGTTTCGGATTTTATCACGCGGAGCGACCGCGGCAGTTACATTGAATCCCGCAACCGCTACCAGCGGGACGTTCTCGATCCACTTTTAGCTAATGCCCCCGAATACAACAGCCGGGCAACGAACTTTGTTAATAAGAAACAACCGGTTCGCAGCATTGTTTCACCGGACGGCGGTCGACCGCAGCTTGAATTAATTGAAGCAAACGGTCACGGAATGATGGTTTACCGCGATGCGGCGACCGGCGTGATTCATCTTGTTTCAACACAGCCGCAGATTGGTTGGGCGATTGACGGGCGTAAATTGGTATTCAACGCCGACGGCACGGTCACTCACGTCGCGGCATAACTCAAAATCAATGCAAACCGTTTCTGACAATTTGCTCACTGTCCTCACCTCTGGCAACGCGACTGCTAAAAGGCAATCGTGGGTGGTAGAATTGTACAAAAGTGACACATTTCCTTCGCTTTGCGCTTGCCAAACAGCGCAAGTGATAGTTACAGAAAATGCAATTCCGGTTACAGAAAATCAAACTCAAGTTACAGAAACTGCTAGCGTTTTAAATTCTTCCGTTGTGGGTTTTTGTCCTTGCCCTCAAAATCCCAACTTTTTAATGGGATTCGCAAAAACAGACGGCGTGACGTTTCGCGGGCGTTCCTACAAACGGCTGATGACGGATGTGTCGGAAATAAAGCGCACCTATCGCAAAGAATTATCGGGCGCGTCTTTCACGCTCTCGAATTCGACATTTGAAATTGACATTGAAGACGGAGAGTCTTTAGATGGCGCGATATTAAGGTGGTTAAAGAACGGTGGATAACTTAGATTCTAACACTCCAGTTATTATCGAAGAGAAAAAGCGTTTATTAAGGCGGAAAATTGTTGACTCCCAAAAACCAAAAAAGCAAAGGCTTATTGATGAGCGGCGGGCATTGCTTCGACGGGTTGGTGAAATCGAGCGACAGTTAGCGCGGATTTGAGATTGTAAATCTCTCTAAATTCTTTTTCTGTTTTACGGTTTTTTTTGAAATTGCAGCTAGCGCAAGAGGGCGCAAGATTGGAAACCCAAGACTTGCCGCCTTTACTGATAGGAATTCGATGTTCGATATGGGCGGTTTTTTCAGTTACGGTTTTACTGCATAGATAGCAGCGATTGCCGAAATATTCTAACTTTAATCTCCATTGCTCTTTTGTAAAACTGCCGCCGTTTGCGATTATTTTTGAGCGTCTGTTTGAGGCATAAACTCTTTTTGCCATTTTAAGTTCTTCGCCTTTCATTGCTTTTGCGGCTCTCTGAATTTTAACTCCTTGCTTTTTGCATTGTATTGAGCAATATCTATTATTACTTCCGCTATACACTTTCTCGCAATTCGGGCAAGTTCTAAAAACTATTGCGCGATTCGGACAATGCCCAAAAACATTTACCGACCTCGGCTGGCATTTTCTCGAACAATATTTTTGCTTCGATTGGCAGGGTGAAACTGAAAAAGAGATATGACAGGATTGGCAGACTAAATTTATTTTTTGACTGAATTTTATGCTTAATAATTTACCGATGGCAATAGACCTGCATTTTGAAGAGCAGAATCTTTGCGTGTTCCAATATTTATAACTGTATCCTGTTTTTCTAGAAAACTCTTGGTGACAAGTCTCGCAATTTTTAATTAAAAGCATACTATATTTTACTAAATATAGTCTTAAAGTAACAGTCCAATTTTCAAATAAACCTTGTTTTTATTGGTATTTAGTTTATAATAACCACAACTGAATAAGGGTCTCGAAACTCTTTTCTTAAAGACTTTCCCGCCCGCCGTTAGATTTAGCTTCGCTTCTTGCCCGCTGAATTATCGGCGGGCTTTTCTATTTTAATTAAAATGGCGACAACAAAAGTAAAAATCAGGGTTGCGGATATAGAAAGAGTTTTAGGCTTTGAGGGCTTGATTTGCGTGATTAGAATTCTTGACAGAGGCGTGTCCGTCAACTTAGAAGACACGATTGTCGAGTTTACAGGTCGCTGCCAAAAACCGAACACGTTCAAAAAGTCGAGCGAGACCGTGACAATCGGCGTTAAACAGATTCTTGACCAAGTGGAAGTTAATTTGCCGCGCCGGACATTCTCTCCCGACGACATCACGGGCAGGGTGCCTTCAGACCCGCTGTATGAAGGCTTTCGTTATGAAGCGCGAAACGGTGCTTTTGAATTTAAAAGTAAAGTAAAACGCGGTGGGATTTTGGGGCTTCTCGGACTCAAGAAACCGGTCAAACAGACTTTGCAGTGGTCTTCGCACTCGGACGCCAATGCCAGCAAGTATCTGCCGTATGTGTTCGGCAGAGCGCAGATGGAGTTGACCAATTTCGCCTCCGCCGACACCGGCTTAGAGATTCAATTTTTAGCGATTGCGTGCGAAGGCGAGATTGAGGGCATCGAGAATTTGCGTTCGGTCACGCCCGGTTTTACGTTCACCGACTTTACCGACGGCAGTTATACGTCGCATATTACGGGTTTGCCGGTTTTGCCAAAAATAGGGCAATTGGGCGGCACGGGCAGCCAGATCAACGACGACCCGGCTTTTATCGCGTCGGGTATTTATTCGCGGACGGCTTACGTGCGGGGTAAATCAACCGGCACTTTGATTGACGTCGACGACGCCGCGCCTTCGATTGTCGGGGTAATTTTAGGACTTAAAATGCCCTGCCCGGATGCGTCCGGCTTATTCACGCTTTCCCAAATGTCGGCAAACGGCGCGATTATCTCGCGGTGGTTTATAAATTCGCCGGACGTTTTCAATCTTGACCCGGCGTGGCTTGATGACAATGACACTCTGGAGACGGCTGATTACAATGACCACGTTTTGACCGACAATTCAAATTCCGAAGTCGTGCAATACGACGCCTCGCAAATCGGGCTGGCTGGCGCGGCTTACCGCAACTATTTATCGACTGCAAGGCTCAATCCGCGCTATTTTACGAACCGCGCCGGGGGCGCGTTTAACAACGGCGAGTATTTGGAGGAGGTCGATTACAATTTTTACGACGACCCGCCGCTTATCGGCGACGATTTGAACGGTTCGGGTTTGCCCGATTATCAAACGCCGCCCGTCTATTTCCGCAAACGCTACACGACGAACGTGATAATCAATGAGCAGACGAAAGCCTTCGATTTTCTTTACGATGTCATTTTCGCATCTTTTAACGGCTATCTAACGCAAAAGGCAAGCGGTAAAATAGCCGTCAAAGTAATGAAACCGGCTGACTTTACTTTTATAAAAGCAGCAACTGCGGCAAATGCGTCTGAAATCTTTGTTGAAAATATTAATCCTTTTCGCAGCAATCGAACAAGAATCGTCGTCGGCTCGAATTTAGGAACGTCCGAAGTCCGAATGGTGACGGCGTTTCGGTATGTAGCTTCGAGCGTCACAATTACGGCAGGCGGCGGCGCGGCAAGCTCATCTGCGACTTTAGCGAATGGTACCGATACCGCGCCGCCGTCGGTGACATTGACAGTCTCAAATGCGGCGGGCGCGAAAACTGTCACGATTGACAATTACCGGCTTGTTTATAATCCGGTCGGGGGCGACACGACAGCGACGGTTGCGGGCTGGCTCGCCGCTTTGATAAATTCACATAACTATTTAAACAAGCGCGTCAAAGCGGCTTGGACGGCAGGCGCGTCAACCGTTCTGGTTTCGAGCCGCGCCGGATATTTGACGCTCGACACGCCGCTCCAATACATTCACGAAACCGCAATCGATAATCCGGCTAGCGCGCCGATTTTGACGGCGGCGGCGGGCGGAACTCTGGCGGCGGGCGTTTATCAGGTTTGCCGTTCGTTCATCACAGTCGAAGGCGAAACATTAACGTCACCGCTTGCCGCTATCACACTCGCCGCCAATCAAAACATCAGCGTCGCCGCGATTACCTTGTCTGCGCGCATTATCTCTGTGCGAACTTATTGCTCGATTGAGGCGAACGGCATCAGAACGCGGTTTGTCAGAGAAAATCGCGGGGGGGCTTTTACGATTGATAAATTGCCGCTTTACGATGATCCCGATGAACCCGCATTGAACGAAACGGCGGCGGAAATCACGCACGTTGCGATGGCGTTTGCCGACAAAACATCCAGGGCGGCAAACTTGCGCGGGTCGAATATTTTAAGCGGTAGTTTCGAGTTTAATTTGGGCGGCGATCAGCCGACGACGAACGCGATAGATATTGATTGGAGGGATGCGTCGCAGGATTTTAAATTGACGAAAAGCCGTCTCAAAGACAAAGCGCACATCAAAAAGGTTAAAAAGGTTAATCCCGTGACGATCAACGGCGCGGCGATTGATTCATATAATCAAATGATGCGTATCGCGCAGCAGAGGCTGGCGGAATTGCGCGACGCCGACACCTATACAGGATTTTCCAGCGACGGGGAAGCACTATTGCTAGAGGAAGCCGACGTGATTGCCGTGACCGAAGAATCCGGGCGTTTTGTCAACGCGCTGATTCGATTGTCCGATTTAGGAATTCGCGACCAAAACGGTTTTGCGCAAATCGGAATGTCGGGGCGTAAATACCACCGCAAATTTTCTGACGATCAAATTAGGGAAAAAATCGTGCCGCTCCCCGTTGTCACCAACGCCGGAACGAATACCGAACAGAACGCGCCGGTTATATACCAATCGGGCACGGCAACAAACAGAAGCGTTAATGTGTCCGTGACTAATTACGGGACGGGCGCGCAATTTAGAAAAGTGCAGACGGCGGCATTGAACACTTTTGTCAGCCCGTCTGAATTTATCCATTCGGCGCAAAATGAAGTCGGACTGATTTTAACGCCCGTCGTCACTTTATCGAGAACGGCGAATTTAGCGACCAGCGAGACGCGCTTTGTCCGCGTCGCGCATTCATCGAACAATGTCGAATTCGGCGCGTGGTCAAATATTATCGATATTACTTTCGCGGCGGCGGACGGCACGGGCGGAACAGCTGTTGACCCGACACCTCCGGCGGGCGGCGGCGGCGGCACAACGGGCGGCACAACGGGCGGCACAACGGCGGGCGGCGGCGAATGTTTTACCGGTGATACTTTAATCGAAACACAAGGCGGACTTTTAAGACTCGATAAAATACGCAGCGGTGATTTAATTTACAGTTTCAACCCGCAAACTTTTGATATTGAAATTGACACAGTTGCCGCCACGCTCGAACACGCGTCGAAAGGATACTTTGAGGCGCGTTTCCCCGGCGGGCAGGTTTTGTGCGTTACGGGCGAACACCCGTTTTTAACGGCAAAAAATGAATTTGTTGCGCTTCAAGATTTGCAAGAAAATCAAAGCGTCTTCGTCAAAAACGGCGATAGGCTTGAAGAATTAAAATTCATTGAGCGCGTTTATATTAAAGGCGCGGTGAAGGTTTATAATCTGCACGTCCTTAAAAATCACACATATTTCGCGGGCGGGTTTGCCGTGCATAATAACAAAAGGATTATAGTTGACGGCGGCGGGTCGTCAACGGTTTGAAACGAGAGAACGCGCGGCGGCTTTGGGCGGCTGCACAAACAAATCAGCGACGCTCAAAAGGAATTTGACGATTATAATAATGAGCGGGACAGAAAACTCCGCAACGTCCAGCAGCAGCTTGCCCGCCTCAAAGCCGACAAACCGGCGGCAATCAGAAATACTCCGCACAATCAAATTCTCGCCGAACTGAAATTGCGCGAAGCCGATATGCTGGCGAATATCCGGGCAAAATTCGGCAATGTTTCGATGAAGCGTGTCGAAGATTTTGGAATATTAAAACGCGGCGAATCGGGCGCGATTGATTCCGACCTTGTTGATTGGTCAACGATGACTTTGCTTGAAAACTTGCCGAAAGGCACAATGAGCGTCGGCGATTTCAAAAACACACTTAATCAGTTGACCGGCGGAAAATTGTCGGATGAAACGATTTCGGCAATTCACGCCGCCGCGATTGACCAAATAAAATCCGGCAAACCGTCGGCGACCGAAGAACAAAAAGCCGTTGCTTCGGTGCGCCGCGAACATTACGCGGAAGCGGCAAAGTTCGATGCTGACCCGGCGGAAGCTCAGGCTCCGAAAATTGACCCGAAAGGCGAAAAAATTAAAGCGAAACTAAGTCGCGCCAAAGAAGAATTTCAGGTTAATGTCGCCCAAGACCGGTTAAAAAACCGCACCAGAGTAGAAAAAGCGACTGACAAATTTTTGGAAGTTCGCCGGGCGTTTGTCTTATCTTCGCCGCTTACGCTGGCAAAATTGACGGCGGCGGCAATCGAAAGGATTGGCATTGCGCCGATGGAAGAAATTATCGGCGGCATCCTCGGCAAAGCAATTCCGGGCGTGGCAAGCCGCGCACCGCGTCAAGGCGGATTTAACGTCGCCGCCGAAGCAAAAGCCATTTCAGCCGGTTTTGTGCAGGGAATGGCTGATTCGTGGAAAATCTTAAAAACCGGAAAATCCGATTTAGATGCCGCTTACGGCAAAGCGCACCCGGAGGCGCGTTCGTGGATAAATTTCGCCGGAGAACTGCACGGCGCGTTAAAAGCCCCGGTCAAACGCAGCGAGTTTGTTCGCTCCCTGCAAAAGCGAATGACGGCGGCGGCGGCGGGCGGCGTCGATATTACCGATGAATTGGTCAAAACGCGGCTGGCAACCGAAGCCTATCAAGATGCCTTGCGTTCAATTTTTATGCAGGACAATCGCGTCGTTTCGGCTTACCAGAAAATGATTAGCGGTTGGGAAGAAAAAGACAAAATTACGGGCGAAGCACCACTGCTCGGCAAAATCGCCGCAACGACCTCTCGCGTCCTTTTGCCGGTCGTCAAAATCCCGACCAACATCGTCGGCGAAACCTTTGTTTACGCAACCGGCGCAGTCACCGGCTCATACAAACTCGGTCGAGCATTTGCCAAAGGCACTGAGAATTTATCGCCCGAAGAAGCCGACCAGATTTTGCGGCACTTGAAAAAAGGATTATTGGGCGCAGCCGTTCTGCTGCTCGGTTATTTCTTGCCTGATGGTTTCGGCGGATTTTACCAGCCGGGCGATAAGCGCGACGAAACGGATGTTAAATTCGGCGGCGTGCGGCTATTCGGCGCCGATGTTCCTTCGTATCTGGTTCACAACCCGCTTTTGGAAGTAGCGCAGCTTGGTTCGACCATTCGCCGCGTGGCTGATTCCAGGCTAAAGAAGAAAGATGAAGAATCGCAGGGTTTGAGCGCGGGCGTTTGGGCGGGCGCACTCGGTTTGACCGAAGAAGTGCCGTTTATCAAAACAATGCTCAGTTTCGAGAAACTGTTTGACGAAAAGAAACGCGGGCAATTCGTCGGGGAGTTGACCAAATCAATCGTTGTTCCGCAGGGCGTTCAATGGGTTGCCGGTCTGACCGACAAAGACAGCGACGGCAATCCGCGCAGGAGAAAACCCGAAACTCTGGTCGAACACTTAAAAACCGGAATTCCCGGACTTCGCGGGACTGTGCCGGTCGCTCATATCACGCCGAAGTCTTCGCTCAAAGATTTGCAAAAAGCCGCCGAAGCCGGAAGCGACGACGAAAAACGGGAATTAGCTCCGATGATTGCCAAAAAGGAAATGGCAGTCGATAAAAAAGAGAAAACGGCAGCCGACAAAAAAACCGTCGCCGATTTAATTGAACGAGGGAAACGCGGCGAAAAAGTCGAAAGCGAAATAAAGAATTTATCCACTGAGAATCGTAAATTGGTTGTTGCGGGCATTGTCCAATCGCCTGCGAAATTCCAAATCACGACCGCAACTGATACCGATAAAGCCATCGAAGCGTTCGAGCAAGCACCGGCAGACGAAAAAGCCGCGCTTGTTCCGGTTTTGCGCGGCAAAAGATTCAGAAGCAAATCACCGGAGGCGAAAGCCAAATATGACGCGGTTTTGAGTCGCTATTAATACAATAGATTGGAAAGTTTCTCGGTCGCCTTTTCCTGCGCGTCGCCGATGACGTGAGTATAAATGTTCAAGGTCGTTGAGACGTTTGAGTGTCCGGCGCGTTCGGAGACGGTTTTAATACTCACGCCCGCCATCACGAGCAAACTAATTGAAGTGTGTCTTAAAGAGTAAAGCGTCAAACTTTTATCGAGTCCGGCGGATGCGGCAATCGTTTTGAAGTAACGTCTGCCAAGATTGATGTCCTTAAATGGTGTGAAGTGCTGAGACGGGAAAACGAGATTTAATGCTTTGTGATTTTCGAGCAGCTTTTTATTATGTTCGCGCCGGTTCAGTCTCGACGGTTTCGCCCGCCGCCGAATTCTTTCCGCAATTTCAGCTAAATACTCGTTTTGCTTTTCAAGAGAGACGCGCAATTTATCGCAAAGCTGCGCGGAGAGCGGAATCGTGCGGCGTGATTTGCGCGTTTTTGGTTCTTTGAAGTAAAAGCCGCCGCCTTTCCGGTCATAAACCAGAGCGCGGACGACTTCAACCGATTGCCGCTCAAAATCTAAATCCGTCCATCTTAAAGCCAGATACTCTTGCGGGCGCATCCCGGTTTCTAGCGCGAACTCGAAAATTATTCCATACGGCGAGTTTTGGCACGCTCCCAAAAATCTTTTGACCTCGACCTGAGACATTACTTTAACTTTTAACGATTCGTTGATTTTCGGCGGCTTGCTGCGGGCGACCGGATTCTGCGCTATCAAATCGAGATTGACCGCTTCTTTGAAAACAACCGAGGCGACGCGGTGCGTTTTGCGAATCGTGATGGCTTCGAGTCCGGATGCGGACAGTGTTTGATAAAGATTTTGCAGATGAAGCGGTTTAACGTCTGAGAGCGGCAAGTTGCCGAGCGCGGGCTTTAAGTTGCGCTGAATGACATCCTTGTAATCCTGCCAAGTGCGCGGTGAAAGTCTGGTTTTTGCCATTTCGAGCCAGAAGTCGAAAAATTGCGCGGACAAGTCGGGAATCGCCGCGTCCTTTTGGCTTTGCGCGAAATCGTAAAGCAAAACATTTATTATCTCATCGACCCGTTCCTGTGTTTCCGGCTCGCATTTTCGCCAGATTGGATACTTAAAGCCGGGCAAAGGATATTTAACGTATAAATCATCGCCTTTGCGAACGGTGTATTTGAATTTGAGCGGTTTTATTTTGCGCGGCATATTTTTTAACTAGTTTTCGTCCTAAAAAGGTATAATTTGTAACTATGAAACAAAAAATATGCTTAGTCGCCGGATGTAGTCAGAAATATAACGGAAAAGGTTATTGTCGAAAGCATCTAAATAAATTCAAAAAGTATGGCGACGCAACCTATAAAATCGGGACAAACTGCTTAATTGATGGATGTAAAGGCGCATATAAAGCAAAAGGTTTTTGCCAAGTTCATTACAGTTCCTATAATTATTCAGGCGAGCCTGTTCGTTCAAAAAAAGAATTTACTCCGCTTTCTTTTTGGTCGAAAGTTGCTGTCACAGCCAATTCTGAAAAGTGCTGGACTTGGCAAGGGCGACGTGAACCAAAAGGATATGGCAGATTTAATTTGGTAACAGAAAAGGTGAAATTCCAACTTGCTCATCGTGTGGCATATTATTTGTTTAATGGAAAAGACCCGAAAGAATTATTTGTTTGTCATAAGTGCGACAATCCAATTTGTTGTAACCCGCACCATTTTTTTCTTGGAACTCACGAAGATAATCAACGCGATAAAATAGCCAAAAACCGGCAACGAAAAAAATCTACTTTTTGA